CCACCACAAGAGCGCCCAAACTGCGCCCACCACAAGAGCGCCCAAACTGCGCCCAAATAAGGAGAAAGAGAAATGGAGTTAGGAAGAGACGGGGTCCAAGGTGCGTTCATTATGTACCGCGACCAAAACGAAGTGCGCCCGCTTATCAAGAAGGGGATGCAGACCTTCGGAATGGAGCAGGTTGCGATCTTCATGTTCGCAGGCTTCGACCCGGAAGACCCGCTGAATGAATGGGGTAATGACGTCATGCTCGGCGACAAAAACCAAGTCATCGAGCGCACCCGCTACCTTGACGGCGCGGAACGCTTGGCAGAGACCGCCGAGATCGAAAACGACTACCACCTAATCCTGTCCCTGGCCGGAATCACTGGCCACGACAACTCCGCGTTCTGGGAGATGTGGGACGAGGAGATCATGTCGGAGGCGGCGCCCGACTGGGTGCACTCCGTCCGCCTGCGCACAGGCTCGGGCCACGCATTCAGTTTGTACGACACCCGCGACGAGGAGTTGCTGTCGTCCAATGAGGCGCCGTGCGTTGATGGTGTGCAGATCATGCTTGTAGCGGGTGAAATCGTCATCACAAACTCCTCTGAAGTGCAGGTTTGCGAAACCCGCGAGGAAGCCATAGAATACCTTATAGAAGCCATCCCCCGATGGTTCGCAGAGTCCTTGAAGGAGGATTGATGTTTAAGATCATCGAAAAGATACCAGACGCAAAAATCGCGTTACTGAAGCCAATCAACCCGCAGACAGCGTGGGTCGACGGAAAAGAAGTACACTTGGTACTCGTCGAGGAACGCGGAGGCAACATCCACGTGCAGTTCTTCACCGAGGACGACAGCAAGCGCCAAACATTGACGTTCAACCGCGGAAACTTCTCCGTTGCCCTCGGTGACATCACGGACAACGACCTGTTCCTGCAAGCCCTCGCCCGCATCTCCTTGTTGCAACTTGAGTCTGGCGTCGGCGGCAAAACACAGCCCATGTTTATGGTAAACCAGCTCACTGCGGCGTACCTGCGTCGCTCCCTCGACCCTATCGACCCCGCTCGCGAAGTCATCATTACCGAAGAGCCGTTCGGCGGGGGGATCATGTTCGAGATGGACGGCTTCGTTTTCGCCAAAGGCGAGTCTAGGGTTGATCATGGAGTCCTGGAGTTCACTCTGTCTCGGGCGGACGACGTCCCGGTCTACGAGACGACCCTCGGCTCCGGCGGCTCAATCAACCATGAAGTGAAAACCGTTCTATACAAGCTCGAAAAGATGGCCCCGCGAGGCTTCGAAGGAGGAAAGTGATGTTTAAGTTGAGAGCCGACTCTCCAACCTGGGCTGTCGCTGAGTCAGAGGACCTGAAAATCACCGCGTTCGTGTCGCACGATGACGTGTACGCCGAGATTATTTTCGCAAGCCAGGATCACCCCAGAGCTCGACTGGCTAGTAAACCAGTCACAATCCGTATTGATGCTCTATACGACAAGGAAGCCAACGCTTGCTGCCTGCGTCCGCACACAGCCAACATTGTTCGCCTTGCCTGGGAGCTTTTCTGCACCGGCAAAGACACCCTACGCGACTCAGTCATCAAGTCACTGCGTAATGCGGCTTGTGGTCTAGACAACCAGGTCGAGTTTTTCCAAAACCCGCTCGGCGATGGGATTTTCGCCAAAATCTACGTAGATGGAGAGCTGGCGGAGCGACATCTTCTTCGAGCCTGGATTGCGGAAGGGGCGCTAGTTCTTCAGGACGACGACAAAAAGGTATTCCCTAACCCAGCCAAGGTTGGTGCTAGCAACAACGCCGCCGGATTCAAAGCCGTCGCTCGAATCCTGAATGATGTGGAGGAGTAATGTTTGGCATCGAATACTCAAAAGACAATTTCACCCTTCTGCGGTTCACGAAGTCACAACCAGGTCTCGACGAGCATGTTTGTGTATACCGCGGTGGCAAAGGAGAGCACACCGTCTCGTTCTTCGCCGACGGCGCGCAAAGGTCTTTCGTCATACCGCCCATCGAACCTCCGTCTGAGCACTCGCCTTATGTCGGCGATTTGCAGGCCATGTCGGCCGCGCGTCTCGCGTTCGAGATGAACGACCAAAGGGCCGCCCGTCGCTGCGAGCGCCTGGTCGACATGGTGTGCGACGCCGCCAGCTGTGTTTTGCCTAGTAACATCACCTGGAAACTCGTGGTAACTCCGATTAGCGAGATAGCTTTTATGATCTCCGGCATTTTCGTCGGGAGTATCAAGGTTGGGATTTTCGGACCAAACATTGAGCTAATTCCCGACTGGGAGGATGAAATTCTAGCGATTCGCGGGCCACTGCAGGAGGACGAAAGCCTATACGAGGTCAAGGCTTCCATCCGGCGACTACAGAAAGCCCTTGAAGACCAGGTCAACCAAAAGCCACATCTCCCAGAAGAAGACGATGACGAATGCCCGTTTTGCGAATCGTCGTGGGACTGTGAATGCAGGTACGAGTAAGGAGAAAGAAGTGAACGAGAAAAACATTGATCAAGAGGTGCGCCGCCTTGTTGAGGAAGCTTTTCCGCCCGTGAAAACAAACTGGCCGGCTGTGGTGCTAGGCTTCGCGCTGTTCAGTGCCGCCATGTGGAAGCTGGACGGCTGGATGCTGCTTGTGTGTGTCATCGTGTCCGCTCTACTCGTGATCGCGGGGAAAAGCAAATGAGTTCCGAGAACCTGAAAATCGTTGAAATCGTTGTTTTCGTGCTGGCGATAGCATTTCTAACCTATTCGCTTTTCATGAAGTCCGCAGGTGCTTTTGGCTTCTACTGCTTTTTCCTCTTTTTGACCTTCTTTGTCGAACTAGCTCGGTATTCGAAGAGGATCGACGAGTATTTCGAGGAGCTGGCATAATGATGTACGTGCAAAGCCAAGACCGAATCCTCAACAGCATGAAGGAGGGTGATCGGAAAACGTGGCTTATAGCGTTCTTCGCGGCCCTCGGCCAGCCTGTCGTTTGGGCGATCATTTTTGTGGATGCAGCGCACCGCTTAGATGCATTCGGCTATCCGTTTTGGGGCTTTGTCTTATGGGTTGTGGGTCTTGCAGGCGTGGCTCGCTGGCTATGGCTTATGGCAAGAACACTAACAGCAGCGCAGGAGATCATCAACACGGAAGAAGCACCGGAAACCGTCCGCGCTGTGCAGTAACCAAATAAGGCTAAACCCCGGCTTTTACGTCGGGGTTTGCTTTTTGTGTAAGGCGTGTGTAAAGTTTGGTTCAGCCTTGAAAGGAGGGCATAATGCTAGAAAAGCACTATAATTTGACAGACGAGACCAAAAATGTCGGGAAAGAAACTTTGCGACGAGTAGTAGCCGTCGTCGATGATCCCGGAGGCAAATTCCTGGCGGGTGACCTCGGCGGGTGGCTTGGTGAAAACGCCACACTAGAGGGCTTCGGCTGGGTGGCCGACGAGGCCGCTGTGTACGGTAACGCCGCCGTCATCGATTCCGCTCTTGTGTGCGACAACGCCGAGGTGTTTGACTGGGCTCGGATTTCCGGCGACGCGATGGTGATGGATAATTCGCGAGTGTACGGGTCTGCGAAAATCTGCGACACCGCCGAGGTCTGCGACACCGCCGAGGTTTTCGGCAAGGCAAAGGTCCAGGAAGCGGCTTCTGTGTGCTCTGGGGCAGCTGTTTCCGACAAGGCCGTTGTCCGTGATGCAGCTATTGTGTGCGGGCAGTCCCGCGTGCGTGGACGCTCTACTATCACCGGTGACGCCCTTATTGGAGGTAACGCAGTCGTCACTGGCTCAATGCGTGTCAGTGGAACCGCCGACATCACCGGCGACGCTATTTTATCCCATAGCATCGTTATTGATTTCGAAGCAAACGTCCAAAACACCCGCGATGTGCTGGTCGTTGGAGCTTTTGGAAAAGAAGCCCAGCGGCTGTACTTGGTTCGGAATGGAGCGAATAAGGGTCAGGTTTGCCTGGGTTCTCTTCGCTCAACAACCGCTGGCATGGTTGATGATTTCATCCAAGAGCTAAGCATGACTATTTCTGACATAAAAGAGCTGACCGCAGTTCAGAAGCTGTTTTCAGTAAGAGAGGCGACGTGGTGATGCGTTTCCGCCGAAGCCCGAGAGTCGACTGGGTTGTGTGTGAAGGCAACCTGCGACCCGGCGTCATCAGGAGAATTAACAACAGCTACTTGGTGGTTAAGGTAACTGCTGACGACTTGGTTTTCGATATCGAACCATCTTGTGGACCTCGTCTTTTTGATCGAAGGCAGGACGCCGCCGACTGGATTCGTCGGGATATCCTGAAGCGCCTGGATCACGCAAAACTACGTCGCTACGGCATTCAAGTTGATGAGTAGTCATGCCTAAGTTCACGTTGGTCGGGGCGCTATCTCGGGAGATCGACCGCAGGGAAGTCCTTAAGAAAACCGAAAAGCGTTACATACACTTAAATCGTAGTTGCCTCCGGATTTTAACAGATAATGGCTTCACCGAGTATCACGAAGGAGACAATCAGGAGTGGGAGGTACACGACCGCTGCACACCGGTCGCCATCCACAATCTGCATGGAGGCTGGTTTTACCCGGACTTCCTGGTCAAAAGCGGTCTGAAAAACAACAACGAAGGCTTCCAGAAGGAAAGACTCGACTCCTGGTTCATGCTGGCTGGGGTACCCGAACAGGATGGCGTTTTGCATGTCGGACCTGGAGACTATCGTATCGTCATACAGGACGCCGAGGTCGCTCAAGTACGTCTATGGGGCCGCAAAGACTGCATGGACTCCGACCCAGTCGTTGAGTTACCAAACGAGCAGTGGGAGTTGTTTAATGAGGGCCGAAATAGCCTAATGTTCTACACAGCACGCGACGTGTTTAACCATGTCAAAAACATGGAAAGCAAAGGATTGCTATGAAAAACGAAACCTATCGTGGTTTGAACGCACAGTTGAATTTATTCGGCGATGACGGCCGAATCCAGCTGGACAAGGACAAGGAAGCGGCGCACGCCTACTTCCTGGAAGTGGTGAACCCAAACACCGTCTTCTTCCATACCTTGAAGGAGAAGGTCGACTATATGGTCGACGAGGGCATGTGGGACGAGAAGGTTGTTCGCAAGTTCGACTTCCAGGTGACCAAGGAGCTGTTTAAGCGCGCATATGACAAAAAATTCCGGTTCCCGACGTTCCTCGGCGCGTACAAGTTCTACAGCCAATACGCGATGAAAACCCTGGATGGCACCCGCTGGCTGGAGCGTTTCGAGGATCGCGTTGTCCTGAACGCGCTGGCCTACAGCAGTAACATTCGCCACGCGGAAACCATGATCGACTTGATCATGGCCGGGGTGTTCCAGCCCGCGACGCCAACGTTCCTCAACGCCGGTCGAGTCCGCGGCGGCAAGCCGGTGTCTTGCTTCCTGCTGCGCATTGAGGACAATATGGAGTCCATCGCTCGCGGAATCCATGACAGCCTACAACTATCCAAAAACGGCGGCGGCGTGGCATTGTTGCTTAGCAACATCCGCGAGGAAGGTGCCCCAATCAAAGGCATTGAGAACCAGTCATCTGGCATCATCCCGATCATGAAGCTTCTTGAGGACTCCTTCTCCTACGCCAACCAACTCGGCGCGCGACAAGGCGCTGGTGCAGTGTACCTGCACGCCTGCCACCCGGACATCATGAAGTTCCTGGACACCAAGCGCGAAAACGCGGACGAAAAAATCCGCATCAAGACCCTGTCGTTAGGTGTTGTGGTGCCAGATGTTCTATTTGAGCTGGCCCGCGAAGGCGCTGACTTGGCATTGCTCTCTCCGTATGACGTAGAATACGTGTACGGCGTGCCGGTGTCGGATCTGTCTATCGACGAAAAGTACTGGGACATGGTGGGGGACGACCGCATTCGTAAAGAATGGGTATCGGCGCGTAAACTCCTGCAGCGCATCTCCGAAATCCAGTTCGAATCAGGCTACCCTTACTTGATGTTCGAGTCCGCGGCGAACGAGGCTAACCCTGCTCCGAACCTGGGCCGCATCAACATGTCGAACCTGTGTTCTGAGATCATGCAGCCTAATGCGGCATCCAAATGGAAACCAAACGGCGAAATGATCGGGGTTGGCGCTGATATTTCCTGCAACCTCGGCTCCGTCAACATCGCCAAGATCATCGAGTACGTAGGTATGGCTCGGGCTCTAAGTCCGTTCGCGGAGCCTCCGGAGCTAGTGCAGGGTACTGTGTTCTTTTACGTGGTGAAAAACATCGTGGAGTTCCTGTCTGCCGTGGCGGATGTCGCCAATCAGGATGGCGACCAGGAGATCAACCCGTCCATCACCAAAGGCAATGTCAACACCCGCGCCATCGGGATTGGCCAAATGAACCTGCATGGCTACCTGATCTCCCAAGGCATTAAGTACGACTCACCGGAGGCGCGTGCGTTCTTCTCCGCCTATATGCGCGTGTTCACGCAGGCCGCGATCCTATCCAGCCAAATGTTGTGCTTCCCTGAAGAGGGAGAGGAACGAGGTGCCTGGGGGCCTGCCGCTGGCTGGGATTTGAGTGACTGGGCCAACGGAAAGAAGCAAGCAAAGCTTCAGAAGGCGCACCTTGAGGCCAACAAGCGACACGAAGGAGTCGATATTCCGGCACCGAAGTGGCTGCTTATGGAGTTGGCGGACCTGGACTTCACCCGCGCCAAGCGGACTCCGATGGCGAACCTGTTCCTGCAGGCCATTCCGCCAACAGGGTCGATTTCCTACATCAACCACTCCACCGCCTCCATTCATCCGGTGACCGCTGCGGTGGAGACCCGCAAGGAAGGCAAAATCGGGCGCGCCTACTACCCGGCGTACGGTCTAACCGCCGAGAACTACAAGGACGTGGAGACCGCGTACCAGACCAGCCAGAAAGCCGTCATCGACATGTACGCCGAGGCTGCGCCGTTCGTGGATCAAGGCATCTCTGCCACACTGTTCCTGCCGGACACCGCCACAACCGCGGACTTAACCCGCCTGCACATGCACGCCTGGCGACGCCAACTGAAGTCCCTGTACTATGTGCGTATTCTGCAGAAGGCCATTGAGGGCACCAACAGTGCCGAATGCGTCTCCTGTAGTCTGTAATATAAATCACAACGTCTTTCTTTGACGTTTAAAAGCCAACCAGGTATGGTTTAAACCGTACCTGGTTTTGGTCTCTAGAGAAAGAGGAAAACATGAAAGCATCACTGTGCTTCAAAGACAAGCGGGCGCACATGAAACTTGTCGACGCCCCAGACAACATCACAGCCGAAGATTTCAACGAAATGTTCGACTCCCTAGTTGAGGAGTTCGTTGCCGGATCAACCCAGGTCGGATATGAAGACATTGCTGCGTTCTGCTACACCATCGCCAACGCCAAAGAGGTCGCGTCGCAGTCGTACAGCTACAGCCCGTTGCGCAACACCGTAAGCGGCCAGAAACTCGCGGAATCGATTGTTTTGACGTACACCGGCATGTCGGAGGAGTGGACCATCTTCTTCGACGAGAAGAAAGAGCTAGGCCAGCGCCTGTATGCGGAGTCCGAATCTGGAGACGCCAGCGCGGGGGCTTTCCTTGATCTGTTCCGCAACGAAATCCTCGGACTGTTCGGAAGCTGCCTTGTTTCCGACGAAATCAACAAAACCCCGTACATGGAGGCGATGCTTGGGTCGATGGTGACCATCCGACTTATGCGCGCCGCCATCGAAGACAAAGCAAGCTTGGAAGGACTTATCTAATGTTTTCCCCTGTTGACTGGAACAACCCCGACCAGGCCATAGACCTGGAGGTATGGAACCGCATGACCGGCAACTTTTGGCTGCCGGAGAAGATCGCGCTATCCAATGACCTGCCGTCGTGGCGCCGCCTGGACGAGAACAAGCAGCGAGCCGTCGTCCGCGCATTCGCTGGTCTCACAGTGCTAGACACCCTGCAAGCGGAGGTCGGCGCTGGTGCCGTCGCAAAACACGCCCGTTCCCACCACGAGGCCGCCAACATGGCGTTCATCGGCGGTATGGAGGCGATTCACGCGCGCTCCTACAGCTCCATCTTCGCAACCCTTGTCTCCAGTGAGCAGAATAAGGAGGCGTTCGAGTGGGCCAGCGAAAACAAGTGGCTCCAAGCACAAGCTAGCATCGTCAATCAGCGCTACGAACACCTGGACGCCTACTGGACTAGAGTCCACAGCGTCATGCTGGAGTCTTTTCTGTTCTACACCGGCTTCTACCCCGCGTTGCGCCTCGTGTCGGAAGGCTCCCTCCCCAACACCGCCGACATCATTCGTCTCATTATGCGCGACGAGGGAGTCCATGGCTTCTACATTGGTCTGAAGGCGCAGGCGATTCGTCCCTTGCACATGCGTCCGCGGCGTGTCACTGAACTAGTGTCCGCGCTTATGCACCCGATGGCCCCCTACGTACAGGAGCTTTACGAAGGCACCGGCTGGACAGAGGATGTCATCAAGTTCGCCAAGTACAATGCAAACAAAGCGCTCACCAATCTCGGCGAGGAGCCGTACTTCCCGGACAACGAAACCAACGTGTCCCCGCAGGTTTTGGCGCAGATGGTCGTCGACGCCAACGAGACCCACGACTTCTTCTCTGGCTCCGGCTCCTCCTATGTGATGGGTAAGGCAGAGGAGATTAGCGAAGACGAGTGGGAGAACATGTAATGGACGTCCTGTTGGACACCCGCCAAGGCGGTCTTGTGGCCTCCTGGACAGGGAAAGTCCCGAAGCTAGAAGTCGCGTTGAAGCGACTGGGTTTCCAGTTCAGCGACTTCGGCGAGTACATCGCTCCGACTCTCACCCTCGGGCTGCTGCGAGAAACCAAGAAGGCAGCATCTGATTTCGGGCGCGTGAAGGCAAGCAAGCTTCTTCGCGAGTGGGTGGCATCGACGAAAGCTCGCGGCGCGCTACAGCACGCCGACTCTGACGCGGAGATCGCGGAGCCGCTGCTGCGCGACTACCCGAAAACCGCGGAGGCGCTTCGTCCGTACCAACGAGCAGGGGTCGAGTTTATCCGCACCAATAACTCGGTGTGGCTGGCCGATCACCCCGGCTCAGGCAAAACCCTGCAGGCCATCGCCGGTATTGTCTCCCGCGATACCGAAGGAGACATCCTCGTCCTGTCGCCGTCTATCGCCACGCAGGTGACATGGCCGGAGGAAATCAAGCGCTGGGCCCCGGACGACGAGGTTCTGGTGGTGACCGGAGGTCGCAAACGCCAGGAGGAGATTCTGTCGAAGCTGCAGTTCCAGCCGAAGACTCGGCGCCGCTGGGTTTTATGCAACCTGGAGATGGCGCGTATGAAGTACAACAAGCCTGTGGAGGTGGAGGGCCGTATCCACAAAGGTTGGTGGTCACATCATTTCCCCGAGCTGTTCTTCCTCGACTACGGCGTAACAAAGCCTAAGAACAAGCGGGAGTGGGCCGCCGTCATCGTGGACGAGTCACACCGCGCTCTCACCACCACGAAAAGCCAGCCCTACAAGCAGAGTCAAATCCGCGCTGGCATGGGCAACCTGGCGGTGGCACCAGGCGGCCTTAAACTCGCGGTGTCTGGTACCCCATTCCGCGGGAAGCTAGAGAACGCCTGGGGAACTCTGAATTGGCTGGCAAAAGATGAGTACAAGAACTTCTACGGCTGGGCCGCCGAATGGTTTGAAGTGTCAGACCGCGCTATCCACACGATGAACGGAGAGGTCAACACAACTACCGTCGGTGACCTTCTGCCTGGCCGTGAGCCGCTGTTTTACGAGGATTTAGCTCGGTTCATGTTGCGGCGCACTAAGAAAGAGATTGCGCCGTGGCTGCCTGACAAAACCTATGCGGGAACCCTGCACGAGATGGCCGATGAGATTGATTCCGAAGGAGTTAAATCCAGGCTGGTCGGGCATTGGCTGACAATGGGCACAAAGCAGGGCAAGGCTTATCGCCAGATGGAGGAGGAGGCCATAGCCAACCTCGACTCTGGAACGCTCATTGCCAACGGCGTCCTGGCCGAAATGACGCGCCTTAAACAGTTCGCGGGCACCTACGGAAAATTACGTCGATTCATCAACTCGGATGGTTTCGAAGACAGCGAGTTCCTGCCGGAGCTGCCATCGAACAAGCTAGACTGGCTATTTTCGTATCTTGACGAAATAGGCATCAACAAGGACACCCGCAACGAGCACGGCCCGCACGTCCAGAAGATCGTCATCGCCAGCCAGTTCACCCGAACCATCAACCTGTTCGCGGAGACGATGGAGAAGAAGGGCATCGACACAGTTCGCATCACCGGCCAGGTCGGCGGAGACGAGCGAGCGGCAGCCGTCCGCGAGTTCCAGTCAGACGATGGGGCCAAGGTCATGCTGCTTAACACCCTGGCTGGTGGCGTAGCGCTTACCCTTGACCGCGCGGACGACCTGGTTATCCTGGATGAGACTTTCATCCCAGACGACCAGGAGCAGGTTGAGGACCGCATTCACCGCGTATCACGTAACCACAAGGTGACCATCCACTATCTCCGCACCCTGGGCACCATTGAGGAGTCAATAGCCCTGAAAACAGCGGAGCGAGATGACCTACAGAAGAGAATCATCGACGGAGAAAGAGGAGTCGAATATGCCAGAAGCCTACTCTAGTGAAGCGGAGCGGCACCTGTCCGCGTCTGGCCGACGTCTATTCAAGAAGTGCCCTTGGGCGTACACCATGCGGTACGTGCAGGGGTTGCAGCCGATCGCCTCAGTAAGCGTTCCACTCCTATTCGGGAGTCTCGTTCACGAGGCTCTAGAAGACTGGTATATCCCTGGCAGGGAACGCGGCGTGCCGCCTTGGGAGACTTTCGAGAAGGGTTTCCAGAAGGCCGCCGTGGAGCCGGAAAACTCCGCCTTGTTCCCGACCAAGGAGGACTACCAGTCGAACCTGGACCTCGGTGTCGACATGCTGCGCGGGTACGTCGAGCACTACGGAGAGGAGCCGAACCTGGAGGTAATCCGGCCAGAGGTAGAGTTTACGGTTCCGCTGAAGTACCGCACAATGGACGGCGGCGAGGACAGGCGCACAATCAACGGGTTCCTTGACTTGACATACCGAGATCATTCCGCTGGCGGCACCCTGCACATCATGGAGCACAAGACCGCAAAGAGCCTCAGCAATAGCAACCAGTTCCTTCCTCTGGACGAGCAGGCGTCCCTGTATTTGGTCGTGGCTACCCAGACTCTGCGCGACATGGAGCTAATCGGGCCAAAGGAAACCGTGCACAACATGGTGTACAACTATTTGCAGAAAACCATGTCTGACCAGCGTCCGCGAAACAAAGACGGCCTTGTTTGCAACAAGCCGAAGAAAGAGCATTACATCGCCGCTTTGCTAGAAGCAGGCGTCGAACTGGAGGCTCCAGAAAAAATTTCGGCGAAGGATTTGACAAAACTAGCCGAGGATGCCAAACTAGCAGTGTTCGGTGATCCGAGCGCAGTGCAACCGGCCCCCCGGTTCGCGCGGAAACTCGTTGCCCGCAACACTCGTGAAATGAGGAGTCATGTCCGACGCCTCCGCGAAGACCTGATGATGGTTGACGTGGTTGAGAGAGACTTGATACCGGTCACAAAAAACCCTACGCGGGACTGCGGTTTCTGCGAATTTGCACAACTATGTATACTTGACGAGCAGGGGTCACTCGACCTCGACGGCGAACTGGTTCGCCGTTCCTATCAAAGAAGGAGTTAGCCCAATGGCTGTCTACCACGTTTCCTACACCACCAAGCTTCAGGACAATTTCGTTGCCGATGAAGACCTGAAGACCAAGCGCGTCGACGCTACTTCCGCTCCCCGTGCAGTGGAGAAGGTCATCACCGAACTCATTAAGGGCGGCGTTGTGACCAGCCGCAAGCAGCTCAAGGTGCTGGAAGCTAAGCTCGGCGCGTAAGCCAAGCGAGAAGTCGAAAGAAGGCGTGAAATGCCTACAGAAATACCAAGTGTATGGCTCCGCGAATGGGAGACCATCTGGCCGAACATCGAAGAAAAAGTGTACAAAGGCAAACTAACTGCCGTGCGCACGATGGAGTACAAGAAGGACTCGGAGTGGAACAAGTTCTACGTCGACGTCCCGATTGTCACCGACTCTGGCTGGCCGATGAACGAAGTTGAGCAGGCCGAGAAGTGCGTTGAATTCCTTCACAACGAAGGACTCGAAATCGTCGTAGACCCAAATGAGCGCGTAAGCCAATTCGCATCCGCGGAGGCCGCTAAGCTGCTTACCGGCAGGCCAGTGAAGATTCGTGAGATTGGAGAAGACTATGTCGTTTCTTGATGATATCGCAACCGCGGAGGTTGTCGAGGAAAAGATCAATATCCTGATTTTCGGCCAGTCCGGCGTCGGCAAAACAACCTTCGCGGGCTCCGGCCCCAACAACGGCGAAAAAGTTCTCATCCTCAGCATCGAGGATGGACTACGCTCCATCGCTAAAGAGGGTAACAAAACCCAAATCAAGCGCATCAACACCTGGGGCGAAATGCTTGAGGCCGCGGAGTACATCGAGCAGCACCCGCACCAGTGGGACTGGGTGGTTATCGACTCTGTGTCCCACATGCAGGAGAAGCTGATCTGGTCCGACATTGTGGAGCGCGGAATCGCGCGCAACCCGGAGCGTAAAGAGTACTCCACCCGCCAGCTACAGGAGTACAACGAAGCCAAGAACATGTTCATGAACATCCTTGAGCGCTTCATGTCCTCCGATGCGAACATCATCATGATTGCCTTGTCCGAGGTGTCTGAAGACCAAGAGGGAGACTCCTACGTGCACCCGAACATCGCAGGCCAAAAAGGAGGGCTGGCTCAGTGGCTGGTGTCCCGCTGCAACCTGGTCGGCCTACTGCGGTTCGGCAAGATCGCTGACAAGCAAGGCAAGATGCGGCTCGTTCGACAACTGGAGTTCAAGTCCCGGCCTGGAGCCTCCATCAAGGACCAGACCTCGCTGTTCTCCAAGCCGATCACACAGCCAACGCTGGCGAAACTCGCAGCGAAGCTCGCGGCGGAAACCCCCAAAACCACCCAAGAAGACGTAGAAAACAAGAAAGAGGCATAGGAAATGGCTCAGAAGCTATCCTTCTCCAACATCGCTGTCCCAGACCAGAAGACCATCGAGCAGGCGTCATTCCAGGGCTACACGGGCCCGACACCGCCTCCCGGAAAGTACAAGGCGAAGCTCGCTGGGGTGCAGATTCAAACCAGGGACACCGGAAACGTCTTTGTCGTTCGCTACGTCATCAACGAGACGGGTGAACTCAAGAAGTACAACGGCTGCGCCATCTTCGACCGCCTCACCATTCCTAACCCACAGACTGACGGCGAGTACTACCAAATCCGCCTTCGCTCGTTCAACGACTTCTGTCAGGCCGCATCCGAAGGCAAAAGGACTCTGCGCGACTTCACTAAAGCCCTGGCAGATGGCAAGTACAAGGTTGAAGAAGGCAACAGGGACGGCATCTTCAAGCTCCTGGTTGTTGGCAGCAAGATGTTCAACTTCAACAAGGACCACGATGTTTTCATCGAAGTCCGCCACGCACCCAACGCCAATGACGCCAGCAACCCGTACCTGAACGTGCGTTTCATCGTAATGGCCGACACCGCGCGACTATGGTCCGCCGAGACCGCGGAAGCCGCTGTGGAAGAAGATGTCGTTGACATCACCGACGTCACCGAGGAAATCGACGAAGTCGACGACCTGGATGACGACGATGACGATGACTTCGACGACCTGGATGATTTGGACTAGGAGAAAACAATGCTCGCCTCAACACGCGACCTCGAAATCGACTTCTACACCCGCCAGTCTTGCGGACAGTGCATGGTGATGAAGCGCAAGCTCAACGAGTGGATTGAGCACGTGCCGGAACGCCTCAAGGGCCACGTCGACGTGCGGGTGCACCAGCTGGAGGACATGTCCGACGACGAACGCATGGCCCTAGCCAAGGAGCATGGCGCGCTGTCCGCTCCAGTAGCGATCGTAAAGCATCTGAAGAAGTACTCTGGCCCCGTCACTCATGTGACCTCTGGCCTGCAGCCCGACCGCCTCATCGACATGCTTGACGATGATGTAGTTGCATGGGACGACCCCGATAATCTATAATCACAACTAGCCAGTACAAACTGGAGTGATGAACGCCCCCGGACGAACAAAGCTGGAATCCGGGGGCGTTTCCCTTAGGAGAAAACAATGAGATTTGTTTCGCTACACGGGCATACGTCGTTTTCATTCGGAGACGGACACGGCAGCCCCGCCGCGCACGTTGAGCGCGCAAAGCAACTAGGCATGTCGGCTATAGCCGTCACAGAGCACGGTAATGTGTCAAGCCACGTGCAGCTCGAAAAAGCCTGCAAAGACGCTGGAATTAAACCTATTTTCGGGGTGGAGGCGTATGTGGCGCCGCCGGAGACTAAAGCCAAGTTCCATCAAACCATTCTCGCCATGACCCAGCAGGGGTACAGGCAGCTAAGCCGCCTTGTCACTATGTCGTATGACGAAGGCATGTATCACAAGCCAACGATCCATCCAGAGTGGCTTCTAGACTCCAAGTTAACCAGCGATCTGGTTGTGCTGTCCGGCTGCGCCGACAGTTGGCTGTCCTGCACCATTGCCGGAGGCAAAGGCACCGACTACGAGCGAATTGATAAAACTGAGCAGGTTGAGGCCCTGACTGAGGAAGACAAGGCCGCGCGTTACGCGGAGGCGTTTAACCTGGTCGAAAATTACCTAGACTGCTATGGCGACCGCTTCTATCTGGAGGTTCAGCGGTTCAAAAACTACGCGCGGACTCGCCTCATCAACCAGCAGATTTGTCTACTATCCGACGATCTTGGCGTTCCGCTTGTCGGCACCGCAGACGTGCACTACCCTGAGCCGGAAGACTGGTCCGTCCAGCTGGCCCTGAACTCCATCGCGTGGAAAGTGCCCGAAGAGGAGCTATCCACGAAGCGCGACTACAGTGCCGACCCGTGCACTTTCCCGCTCAGTGATAAAGAGTTCGCCAGAGACCTGATCGCAGCTGGGGTGCCGAAAGACAAGGCCATTCAGGCCACCAAAAACACAGCCAAGGTCGCGGAACGACTAAACGTCGTGCTGCCGAAAACCCCGGACGTGCGCTACAGCGGCTCCGACGGCACCGACGAGACAGCGCAGAAGATGCTTGTTGACCACATCAAGAAGGGGCTTCGGCGCAGGGCCGAGAATCCGCGGTTCAAGAGGGACTACACGAGCCGCAAACAGGAGTACCTGGACAGGATCAAAAAGGAGCTCGCGGTCATCAAGCCAAAGGGTTTCTCCGACTACTTCCTCATCAACGAGCAGATCATCGGCTGGGCAAAGTCCAACGGCATCGCTGTCGGCCCCGCTCGTGGTTCGGCTGCTGGTTCTCTGGTGTGCTTCCTGCTTGGGCTGACCGAGATTAATCCGATGCTATACCCCGAAATGCTGTTCGAGCGGTTCCTGGACCCGGGACGAGAAGACCCGCCGGATATTGACACCGACTACGAGAACGAGCGCCGCCACGAGGTGTTTGAGTACGCGCGCACTCAGTACGGCAACGCCAACGTCGGCAACATCCGTAATTTCACTCGGTACAAAGGCAAAACCGCTGTGAAGGATGTAGGCCGATCTCGCAATATCCCCTTACCAAAGGTCGAACGCTACGCCTCCCTAATTGGCGAACCGCCGTTCGGTGACCCCCGCGAGTTTAATTCCGCCGAGGACGCAGCCACCTCGTTTAAGGAATGCGCTGACATCCTAGAGGAATACCCGGACCTTGAGCGCGCGTTCCGCATCGAGGGCGACATGAAGACGTTCAGTGTGCACGCCGCCGGGATGGTGATTAGTAACCTGCCGATCCATGAGACCTGCGCGGTGTACAAGACCAAGAAGACCAACGGAGACGAAGCGGACGCTATTGCTTTCGACAAGCGCGACGCTGGTTACCTGAACATGCTGAAGCTGGACTGCCTGGGCCTTATCACCATGTCAACCATCGCGGATGTAATCAAAATGACGCCGGGGCTAACTCTCCAAGACATGTACGACCTGGAGTTCAACGACCCGAAGGTGCTGAAAGCCTTTGCCGACGATGATCTCACCGGCATTTTCCAGTTCGAAGGCCGCTCCACCCGCGGAATCGTCCGGGATATTTACACGGGTCGGGACGCGGTGCCGACATTTATGCAGCTCGCCGACATCAACGCGCTGTCTCGTCCAGGCTCCCTATCCAGCGGGATGACCGGTCGCTACATCAAAGTTGCTCGTGGCGAGGACCGCAAGTCACTGCATCCTGTGGTGGACCAGATTCTTGAGAAAACCAATGGATGCCTAGTGTACCAGGAGCAGGTGATGCACATCGGTAAGCAGTTCGGCGGCCTATCCGACCATGAGATCGGCCTGTTGCGCAAAATCATCGGCGCGAAGAAAGCGGGCGGCGCTTTCGACGAGTTCTGGGCCAAATTCAAAGAAGGCGCGGCAAGCCTACACGGCGCCAGCGAGAAGTTGGCACGGGAAATCTGGGATTATATGGCTGCGTCCAGCTCGTACCTGTTTAATGCCTCCCATGCCATCTCCTATGCGGCCGTGGCGTACTGGTGTATGTGGTTAAAGGTGTATCACCCCGCGGCTTTCTACGCGGCTTCTCTGCGTTCCGCTGCGAAGAAGAACAAGAAGAAAGACTCAGTGGACCCGCAGCTGCCGATCATGCAGGATGCGGTCGCACACGGCGTCACAGTCAGCCCGCCTATCCCTGGGGTGAGCCGCGCAAGCTGGTGGATTAACCAGGAAGGCTCCGGCGTTGTCGCCGGTTACACACAGATTCCGAGGGTTGGCCCTCGCGTTGCAGAAGGCATTATGGCGCTCGATTCCGTATCGTCGTGGGAGGACTGTTTGCCAGTCCGCGGTTTTGGACCGAAGGCCCTTGAGAAGGCCGAGGCTTTCTGTGCCAGCGGGGACCCATTCGGCATTTCGTTGAGTGTGTCAGTTATTTCCGCCGTCCAAGACGCCATCGCAGATGGCCGTGTGGCGCTGCCGCAGTCGACCACCAACCCCGCCATGATGACCAGTCAGAACGGCCAGGTCGAGACCTACATTGGCCATATTGTGGCGATTAAGCTTGTTGACGTCATCCAGGACACTTGCACCCGCGAGAACAAAACCCGCGAACAGGTGGTGGCGGAGATGGAGCGACCGGAGCTATCAACTAAGGCGAAGATCATCACCATGGCCTCTAACGGTGTAGAGGTCCACGTAAACATTTCCAGGTACAACTACCCCAAGCTGCGCCGCGAGTTTGAGGACTTGGACCTGTCTAAGCCGCATGTAGTGCATACCACCGGCAAAGTATCCACCGACTTCGGCCCCGCCATCCAGGCGTCGCAAGTCACTGTTTTCGAAATGGAGGAAGAAAAATGAGCTATGAAGACGTAATACAGGCGTCAATGGAATCCGCTCCATTGATGATCATCGGCATTGACCCTGGCGTCACCACCGGAGTCGCTGTCGCTTCTTTGCGAGGTAAGGAGGTCGGCTCTCTGGCGGATGTCTTCCTGGAAATGGGCCAGCTGTCCTACGGCTTCAGTGGAAATGGGACGGACATCATCGCGTCCGCGAGTGCAGAAGAGGGAGAAGCAAAGGTCGCAACAGAAATTGCGCAACTTGTACGCACCGCTGTTCTACATGGAAGCCGCGTTGTGTTGGTGATTGAGGATTTCGTGGTCCGCCGGTTCGACAGCAGCCGCGAGTTTTTGTCACCTGTACGGATTACTGCGCGGATACAACAGGAGTTGTTCAACGACACTATATGCGAAGGCGTAACTGTAGTAATGCAGTCGCCGTCCGACGCCAAGCAAACCTGCACTGATGAGAGGATGAAGAAATGGGGAATCCAGCCCAAGACACACAAGGACCGGCACGGATTGGACGCGGCACGACACTGCGTATTGTTCATCCGCAAGTTGATGGCCAACCCGAACCAGGCGCTCCCTGGCTAGTCTCCTACGCCGACATCGCGTGGCTGGCGGGGTGGGAGCGTGGCCAGAACCCACGCAACCGCTTCAACGCGGCGGCGAGGCGACTAGGTTTCGAGCGGCACACTTGGTTTAACCGTAAAGGAGTCTTCTACCCAGAGGAGGCCCTGGCGGTAGTCAAGGAGATCGCTGGCCGGTTCGACACTTCTCCGCGCGTCGACTTCCCCTACATCGAGGCTAATGTGCTCTCGGCAGGAGGTGACCTGGCCGACGGATACCCGTCACACACTCTGTCTCGGCTGATCTACGGCGACCCCGACTGGAGTGACAGCGCGCGTCTTTTCCGTCTGCGTAGAGGCAACGAGGCTGGATGGATTGTCGCACCCGAGCATCCGCGGATGGGTTTGTATCCTTGGATCAAAAGCGGTACTCTTGTTCTTCGTAGAGATGCTATCGAGAAACTAGAGGAAGCAGGATACATTGTCGAGTAGGGAAATGGCCTACAGCGAAGCCTCAGAAGCGATGAGGCAGACGCTAAAGTCGATAGAGCTGGACAAGAAGCACCGAGTATACGGCCGAGAAGGCACCCAGGACGTCGCCTGGCTAGCGAACGAGCCGATAAGCATGGAAGACTTGGGAGACACCATTTGGGCCTCCCTAGCCGCCGCTGGTTTCGTTTTGACGCATGACCCAGACCGTGCACGGCCAGAAGAACTCATGGTTGCGTTCACGGTGCGACGGGCAGCGCAGAATGAGTCGTGAGTTGAAGCCCCCGTGTGAAACACGCGGGGAGCTTTTCGAACTGTATCGTGGGCACAAGGAAACAGACGGCCAGCGCGGGTTCCGCATTCCACTGGCGTTGGCTGTGTGCGACACGTGCCCCCTGGGACTAAAGAAACGTTGCGCTAAAACACGTCCAGACGGCCGGTTCGGGCATATCGGCATTTGGGGTGGAGAGATCGGAGTAAAGAATGAAGGCTAGAAAAGCATATACTAGGGCAGGATGGCCGGTAGCAATCCCGGTGTCTAGCGGGAAAAAGTACCCGCCAGCAGAAGGGGTGACAGGAAACGTACCGGCCCCGAGTTACAAAGAATTGTTGGCGATATGGGATAAACACGAATCTACGAATCCTAACTTGGCTTTGCGGCTTCATTCCGGTCGAGAAGACTTTGACGTTATCACGATCGACGTCGACCACTACGGAGTGAAAACCGGAGTCGACACCATCCGCGAGTTGGAGAAGCAGCTTGGCGGGTTCCCGTGGTCCGCTCCGATGTCCACTCGCCGCGACCCGTTGACGCAGACCGGCCAGTACTTTTTCCGCGTGCACAAAGGCATGTTGTGGAAGGGGGCCGTAGGCCCAGGCGTTGATGTGATCCAGGACACTCACCGGTACGCGGTTGTCTACCCCAGCGTTGTCGATGGATTGCAGTACCGCTGGTACATCGACGGCGAGCCATCCGAGGTACCTAAAATCGACGAATTGCCGTGGCTTCCTGATGCCTGGCAGGACTATGTCGCCGCTGGCCAGGCTAAAGAGCACCACGACAAGTCGAAATCGAAGGTGGCCGCAGCACCGCGCGGCAAAGCTCGGATGCGCGCCGCCATAAGTTGGCTCCGAGAGAACACCCTTCGGTACGGCCATAAGGACGCTCTACCGACCGAGATGATGCAGAAGACGTACGGCCCGGAGTTTGTTGAGGCGCTGGGAGGCAACGCGCACGACACGATGTTGGCCGCTGTTCACCAGGCAGTCCGTCTAGCACTAGAGGCGCACACCGGCCTCAAGGTTGCCTTGTCGAGGATTCGCCGCGCTTTTGTCGAGGAGGTCACGGGTTCCCGCGCTGGTGCGTCGCGCCGCAGCGAGGAGTCCGCGCTGGCGGAGTTTGAGCGCGCGTTGATCGGAGAAGTGGAGAAAGCGGAGGTCGAGGCCGCCAATGGCACCCGCTTCCTTAGTCAGGACGTCGATGAGGAGGTGTTGTCGAGTCTTGACCGGGTGTTTTCCCGGCAGGCAGCGGTGAAACGCCCAAAAGGCGTTGACCTGTCGCTCTATCGTGATACCGACCGCGCTCACGCTGAGATGTTCGCCGCATACTGGGGGCAGGATGTTTTAGTCACCCGTGACAGAAACACTAAGGAGTTTGCCGTCTGGGATGAGGAGACTAAACGGTATTTCTTTCGAACTCAAAATGAGATGTTTCAGTTGCTGTACACCGCTACATCGGATCGCATTCGCTACGAGGCCAACAAGATCGCACAGCGCGCCTCCGAGCTCAAGATCGCACTCGGCTCCCGCCAGGCCCCGCCGGACACGGACGACCCAGACGAGCTTTTCGCGGAGGCCAACAACCTGCGAAAACGCGCCGACAGTATCGAGTCGACCTCTCGCAGTTTAAATATTCTAAAACAGGTTCACTCAGTCTACGATCGCCCCGCCGCCATCCAGGATTTCGACTCAACCCCTGGCCTTATCGGATCACTCGGCGGTGAAACCATCGACGTCGGCAGCATTGAGTCCGCTGGTTCAGCTCGGCCTTCGAAGCGGAAGGATCGTTTGACCATGAACACGGCAGTTCGTCTGGTGCCAAGCGCAAATCACCCTGGCTGGACTAAGTTCCTTGGCAAGTTCCTCCCCGACCCCGAGCTGCGTCGGTTCACACAGAAGGTTCTCGGGTACTCACTTGTGGATGGCAACCCGGAGAAGATCGTCGTGTTCCTGTGGGGGCCATCGAACACCGGTAAGACGACGATTCTTGAGGCGTGTGGTGCCGCGCTGGGTGACTACGGCGGAACTATCGACGCCGGGGCCTTGTTCGGCAAGACGAACCGGAGTGGCCCGGCCCCCGAGCTCATCGATAGCTTCTTCCGCCGGTTTGTCTTTATGTCGGAGGTCGGCGACACACACGTGCTGTCAGCCAACGCCATCAAACAAGCCACCGGTAATGACACCCAGAAGAACCGCCTTCTCTTCTCTAACGAGATGATCTCCGGCTCCCCGAAGTTTACCCCGTATATTTCCACGAACACGGTTCCAGAGGTCAAAGGCTCAGACAAGGCTCTGGCGCACCGCCTCGTGGTGATTCCGTTCTTAAGCGAAAACAAGCCGTCGAAAGTGAAGTGGGAGGAAGATGTTCGGCGTAATCCAGAAATCCAGTCCGCTGTGTTGGCATGGTTGCTTGAAGGATGTCGGATGTACCTGCGTGAAGGACTTGACCGTGACAGCTTCCTCGACCAGGTGCGAGAAGCGTCAGCTGAGTTTGCTTCCGACGTCGACCCGGTTTCCGAGTTTATTTCCGAGAAGCTAGCGACCGGAGTAGAGGGAGAGATTGTTGAAGATCAGATATGGGTCTTATGGCAGGAGTGGTGCCTTGTGCGCGGACTCCGTGAGTCTGACATCGGCGACCGGAGGCGTCTACGCAAGAGGCTCAAGGGCCACGGCATCAATAACCGAAGGACAATGGACAAAGACAGGAAATATTACCGACTTTTTGTTGGTGTAACCCTTAAATAGAAGAACCCCCGCCTCTACAAAGAGTAGCGGGGGTTTCGTCACCTGTGACGATTACTTAGCAATGTTGCGGCGCATCTTGTCGAACAGGGATTCGATGTCAGTACCGACGAGGTCGCTGACGGTTGCTTCGGGTCGGCGATGCTTCCCCTCGGCGCCAGCGGCAGGAGCCGTAGCGGCGACTTCCTTGTTCTTCTCGGCGATGAACTGCGTCAGCTCGTTCACAACCTTGTTGGTGATGTCCTGAGCGTTGCTCGGGGACACACCGTTCTTGGTGAGACGAGTGGACAGAGCCGCGAGGAAAGCGGCAGCGGCGCCAACAATCACCGCGGACTTGTCGACGCGACCGGTGGACGCGAACGTAGCCGCAATGGCAGCGAGCGCACCTGCGAGGGAGCCGACGAGGGAGTTGACGGTGTTGGCGTAGCGGCGGTACAGAGACTGTCCGGCGACGTAGTCACCAACAGCTGCACCAACCTGGCTGAAAAGGTTGTTAGCCATTTTACTTGATGATTCCTTCCTTGACCATCCGGTCACGAACAATTTTATCAGGGTCTTGACCAAGCGCCTTGATAATGAAGTCGATCTTCGCCTCAAGGCCGTAGGTGCGAGCATCGCCGATACCGGCCCACTCCTCCGCAGACATGAAACGCTCGGGGTTGATACGGGACTGAATCTGCATATTAAGCAGTTCCTCCAATTCGTCTAGTTCTTTGGGTGGATTGTTCGAGTAGGCGTACCCCTTCGGAGGGATCATTGTCGCCATCTGCTCAAACGAACAAGCGTACTCAAACGGCCAGAATCCGCTGTCCGCCACATGGAAGTGTCGGCGTCCGCCATTTACTTCGTAGCCGACGATACACACGTAGTGGTAGATCGTGCCACCGCCGTAGGACGGGGTCGTGGTTCCGAGGGTCGCTTGGGGGTAGTTGCTCGGCGGCACCACGATGTTGGCGATGACCGGGAAGCCAGCGCGGATACTGCGCTTCACGTTTTGCCAAAAATCCTCAGACTCCGCGTAGGTCGGCGGGTCGTGAGGCATGTCGACAGTCACGTAGTTAGCGCCAGGCGCATACTCCTCGATTACAGGAGGGAACAGGCCGATGTAATCGGTTCCGTCCTCAGTGGTGCGCAGCTTCTGCGCGAGCTCAGCTTCTGGCACGAGGCGTCCGGTAAGCGAACTCAGTAGAGTTTGCGTGGACGCAGGGCCACACCAGTACCCGGTTTCCTGCACAAGGTCAGTGTTGATGTACGGGAGAATAACCCGCTCGTCTGGTTCAGTCACAAGCTCCTCCGGTAGGATGGCGTCCCCGAGGGACAGAGCCTTCAGGAAACGCCGGTTGCGGTCGTCGATCCCATTGGTGCCTCCGTTGATTGCGCGGGTTGCGCGTTCGAAGAAGCCCCAGCGGGTGATGTCGTCCAAGTTGCCGTCCGCGGCGGCGTCGGAGAACTCGTTGAGGCGTGGACGGGCCACCGTCCAGTACCACACGGCACCGAGGAAGCCGTACTCGTCGGACGACAGCAGCGTTGGCTTGTCGACGAAGAATGTGGGGGAATCCACATACCCATTGTCGAAAGCCCAGCGGCTTAGCGCCGCGTAGTTGTTGCGTCCGGTCACCTGAATTGGCCCGCGACCCTTATAGCGAGGGCCGTCCCCGGCCTGGGTGTTGCCAAGGTCGCCACGCCACTCGTAGGCGCTGCCGTCCGCGTACTCCTCCATCGCATCCAGACCAACGCTTTCGTGGCCCAATTGCGCGATGAACATTGCGGCGCGTGGGATGTTGGTACAGCCCGCCTGGACCAAGGCGCGGTTGAACGCCGGGGCTAGTTGTTCGTAGCGCGAAAACGGCGCGCGGTTAAACATTACTTCCGCCAAAATATGCGGTTTTACCATTCGTTACCTCCTTATTCGTCGTTCGTAACGTAGGTTGTCTTCCAAAACACCACCAGACTCCGATTTAGCCGAACCGGACGGTGTACGACCTGAGTTGTTCGACATCAGCAGGCAGGTGATGTTGTTCCACTCGAAACCCCCGTACCAGTCACGCCAGTTGTTGGAGCGCACCCACAGGCGCACGCTGTAGCCCGCACGCGGCACTACGATTGCCTCCGAAAAGTGAAGGGTGGCCTCCAAATCCGCGCGGGTGGTGGTGATCCTGGTTTCGCGTAGCTGGTCTGTTTCGGTGTAGGTTTTAAGTTCGTTCCATGTGTGGTAGTTGCCCTGGTGACCGCCGGTGTGCACGAGCCCGGCGGTTGCGCGGGTAAATACAATCCATGTTCCAGGCTTGTCGAAAACCACCCGGCGGTTGGCGACGTCCAGGTGTGCCCCCTGAGACGCGCCGAAAGTCTGGTTGAAAGGGATCAACCGCTCGTTCTGGCGGGGGTCGTTCCAGCCAATGTTTTTCAGCGCTTGAAGCAGGTTACCTCCGGCGTTGACTGTAGTGTCACAGTAGGCGGAGATGTAGCCCTCTGGAATTAGATCAAGACGCTGGGAAATCTCCCGATCGAGGGCCTGTTTAGCCTGCTCTATCTTGGCCTCTGTCGCCGGGATAATCTCGGTTCGGATGCGCTGAACTTCTTGTTTTGTGCTGGTGATCTCGCCTTTTGCGGCAGACACCCCTCCGGCGTTACTGTTGATGCGCTTGTCGTGCTGGTCGAGTTCTTGAAGTATCTTGCCGACCGGGCCTTCACCGGCGACCGCGTTGACCTTGAGGAGACCGGTTTCCGCCAGCTTCTCCGCATCGGTGCGGTCGTCAGGGCGCAGTCCGCCTGGCTGAGTGATGACAATGTCGCGTCGGTTAACATCTGACGGTGGGATCGCCGCTGATTCCGCTGGGTTGTCCCACAGGTCTTCATTCCAGTGTGGGTGGTTCACTATCTTCGACACTGTCCATCACTCCCTTCGTGATCTGATTGTCAAGGTCTTTGAGTTTTCGAACGAGAATTTTGATTCTCTCCGTTTCTTTGGTTCCTGTGTCCGCGAGCTCGTTGCGCAGGAGGCGAATCAGTTCACTCGCCACTAGTTGCCAGCGGGAAAGCATTTTTTCGGTGTTCTGCGTCACCTTACTCTCGGCTCGCAGCTCATCGATTTCCCTGGCTAGTGTCTTGTAGCTCCGGTTCATTGGCTTCTTGATGCTGAATCGGATGTTTTGACGAACTGTACCAACAAGAACTGTGATGGCCACCACAAGGAAGGTGACTTGGCCAAGAGTTGTTGACGTGTCCAACCGGCTAAGGTCGGGGAACGTCACTACTCGACCCCCTCGAAAAAGTATATTTGCGCCAGAAGCGCGTGAATTGTTCCGACAAACAAGGCCACGATCCCGACCCCGAAGAAGGGACTAGGGCTGTGGATTATGCCTCCAATAGACCATATGAGACCTAATGAAACCCACACGGACCCGGTTAGGATGTGTGCAGTGCGTACATGTTTCATCTTAGAAACGCACACAAACAGCATGGCCCCGGACAGAGGGAAAACCACATCCCAAAGCTCGACCCCGCCGAAAGTAAGCGACAGCCACCATTCATCCGGCGGGGTTTTCGGCTTAATGAACATGGAGTTCGATCCGATGAACAACCCTCCGAAGGCGACGGTCATGACGGCCATGACGATACCGAGCCTCTGTAGTGCTGCGACCGTACTGTTGCCGTGTCGATCCTCCGGGTCTATGTCGACTTTCCAGGCTGGGCTTGCGATGGTCATCCGAGCACCTTGACCTGTCCAGCCGCGTTCTTCATTTTCAGCTGGCCGCCGTGCGCGTAGACCACGATCCCGCCAACAGGGGTCGCTGGCTCAGTCTCCACGAAATTGAATTTTGCTGGCATGTTGAACTCGCCGGGGGCTATCTCACCACGGTCGCCGAAAAGGTTGCGTAGCATGACCCAGCCACCGCGGGTGTACACGAAGCCGGTTTTGGTTACCTTGTTGATGGCGAAGAACTGTTTGATCGGCGTTCCGAGGGCTCGCATCCGCGCTGTGCGGTCGCGGAGCTTCTCTAAGGCCATGTTGTCCGACTCCTCGTCCAACACGAGGTCGATAGCTAAGCTAGAGCCGGGAGGGCCTTGTGGGCCTTCTTTGCCGGGAGGGCCAGCTGGTATAGGCAGCTCTGCGACGCCGTCTTCCACAAGAAGGAATGCGCGGCGAGTCTTTTTAAAGTCCAGGGCATCCCCGTCCTCACTAAACCGCAACCTGACTAGGATGTCTCCTAGAGTGTTTTGATCTGCCAAAGTGTTCTCCTACTCTGCGTTAAAAGCTGCGGTAATAGCACGCAGGAACTGCGCGTTACGTCGGGACTGGATTGCCCACGGCTCCTCTGGCCGATCTGATTCTCCGAGACGAACCTCGAAGACAACTCCGTTCTCACGGTTAGCTGTCAGCGTGACCTGCTTCAGCCGCTCAGGGATGATACGGTCACTGTCATCGTCTTCCCAACCAACCGGGTCTAGAAGGTCAAAGTCCTCGAAGACTCGGAACGGCAGGAACGACTGCACGTTGCCGGTGAACTGCGCGGTCTTGTAGCCCAAGGCGCTGTACCGCTGTAGGCGTAAAGCCTGCGCAGCATCGCGTGAGTACGCCGTGTAGCCTTTTCCGCCGTAGTCCTCCGGAAGGGCGAAATCACCGAGGAAGCGCTTCTGGTCGGGGTCTTCCGCGCGTTGGTACGCGAAGAAAATATCCTCCAGTTTTCCAGTGATCCAGCCGGTGAGGGCTGAGAACCCTATTCCTATTAATCTTAACACTTGCTGGATAAGCGTCCTTGCGATGAGCTTGATCCCCTGGTTCAAAAACTCATTCGACTTGCCGCCGGTGATCGAGGAGTAGGTCGTCGGCGCAAAGGCGTTGACTTCCTGCTGGTGCCAATGCTCGTCACTAGAGCGCAGGATGGGCCACGACACGTTGTATCGTCCAGTGTCTGTGCCAAAGAAGTCGCGCAGGAACTTAGTGTCAACGGTTGGTTGCAGACTTGGCGGAATGTCGTACCGTCCGAAAATGCCGCGAATAAACGTGCGAATCTCGTGCGTAATCTCAGCAAAAAAGGAGCGATACGTCGGATTGAGCCTGGTGCGGTCCTTGTCAATGAAGTCGATAATGATGCCGGGACGGGCCATATTGATTCCGCTGATTTTCGGGTCTCGGCCAGGGATGTAGCAGTAGACGTCGGGGAGGATGTTATTGTCTTTGCATGTTTCGGTGACGAGCTCCGAGATCGGAGTCATCTCCGCCACGAGCGCCACGTTCGGCGCGGTGTCCGCTCCTTTAGGGGTCGGCGGCACCATGATCGGGTACATGAAGGACTGGAGGTCACGCCACTTACCCGGATCGTTCTGATAGTTCGCTAGCTGATAGTTGGCGATAAGACGGTGCTGGTTTGCCTGCAGGCGGACGGCAGCCTTGATGACGTAGTCCTTCATCACATGGATCGCTGGGCCCAACGCAATATCCCGCTTCGGGAACTGCGCATTCAGCACAGCGAACGGACTCGGCCACGCCAGGATGTGCTGCAACCACACCTTGTCGTGGTCTAACTCGACCTTAATCGTGGATTGCGGGCCGTTGCCGGTGCGGGTACTGCGACTAACGCGGCCCGTCCAGGTTTTGATGAGATTACCAGCGCGGTACACCAAGAAGTGCACCAGGCACACTTGTAGGTTGGAGCGCATGAAATGCCTTGACCACGCGCTGGTGCCACCGATGGTGAAGGAGCTGGCATCGGACGAGTCCGCCTCGGAAGTCCAGGTAATAGACAGGTCCGACCAGTCTCCGACGTCGCCGAGGTAGCGCGCGGTGCCGTCGCGTACTTCAACGCGCACGGTGTACTCGTTGTCGGATTCCACAGACTGCCTCCGCTGGTGAAGGCTGGTCTGGTTGAAAAACTCGGCTATGTCCATGACGTAAACTCCGGCGAAAACTTCAGACGCGGCAGACCATCCCCGGAGCGTGTTTCATCCGTCACGTGACGAATCTCTAGGGTGTTCATAGTCTGCGGTTCAAGACAGAAACGAGGCCGCTGGCCAACCATGTTAGGCCACAGGTTGACGATCGTGCCGTTCTTCTGCCTCTTGAGGAAAGTTGGATTCTTGGGGTTGTAGTCCAACTTGGCTACCTCCCCCTCGGCCAGGCCGGGGGTACGCAGGTTAGGCTGTTCGTAGCCGAGCGAAAACTCCCACTGTCCGGGGCCAGGTAAATACAGCTCTGGGTACACTCGAGGCGCGGTCGAAGCGTTAAAGAAGGTCACACGGTAGCGCTTACCACCGACCGGCTTGAAGACCTTCTCCTCGCGGTAGCCGAAGAAGTAAGCCGAGTCAGATGTCCAACCCCACTCCATACCCTTGATGGTGTTGTGGAGGCCCCAGTCTTTTTCGATGGTGCCCTGTCCTGCCCCCTCGGCGGCCATCGCCGACAGGTACCGAGGCTCGCGTCCGCGGGTAAGGAACCAGAGACGACCCGGCGAGCCGTGTTGGTGATTCGCATACCAGCGGTCTTTGTTGCGGTACAGGTCGGCGACGTCTTCCCCGAAGATGTTAATCGAGGACTTGATGTTGCGGCGGGTGGCCACCGCCGATACGAACTGCGAGCCAGGGGTGTTGGCGTCGGAGTCGTATCGGTATTCGGTGACCGGCAGCTCAAGGCCATCCATCCCGGGGGCCAGTTCGACCCCCAGGTTAGCTCTGTAGGCTTTGGGGCCTGACAGGAAGAAGCGGTCGCCGTTGACCCACTTGGAGCCGTCCCACGTGGGCGGCCCCTGGTAGATGATCCATGTGGGCTGATCGGTTTTCAATGTCACCTCGTCCTAATCGTCTGTCGGCGCTGCTGCTGGTACTGCATGTGGTTGACCGTGTTGATCAACTCGCCGCGCGACATGCCAGTGTTGATTGTTCCAATGAACGGAGCCTCACGACCGGCACCAATGGAGCCGCTGGCCACAGTTTCGACGGCGGCTGCGATGGCTCCAGGGATGAAGCCCTCCAGGTCCGTCTTCAACTGCTTGTCCTGCTGGTTGGATATAACAGCGACATTGTGAGCCAGACCGGACGGATCACCGGCGGCGGCAGCCTGCCACGCGGGGACCGCAGCAGCGATCTCCTCTTGACTCGATTTTACAACGTCGTAGAAGGTGACCATTTCGCTGGCGAGAGCGCCGAGGCCGGTGACGGAGCCAAGCTGCTTAACCGTCTCCTTGCCAACCTTTTCCTCGGTCGTTTCCTCACGAGCGTAAGGATTGGTTCCGTCGTCGCCAAGGACTTTGTAGCCGTAGTAGTACTCTCCAGTCTCCTTCAGCTTCGCGATCCGCTGGTCTTCGGCCTGCTCCTCCTTACGAATCCGCTCCTCGTCGGCGTTCAACTCCTTGCGTAGAGCCTCGTCCTCCTCTTTATGGCGCGCCTCAACAGCCTTCTTCTGCTCGTCGTTAAGGTCCTTCAGCTCCTCCTCGTGGCGCTTACGAAGCTCTTCTTGCTTCTTCTTGTCGGCCTCCTCTGTAGCCTTCTTGCGCTCTTCACGAGCTGCGTCGCGGGCCTTCTGGCGCGCCTCGTCCTCTTCCTTCTCCAGGCGCTCCTTGGCAGCCTTCTCAGCAGCAAGGTACACACTCGGATCGGCGGAGGCTTCGAGAGCCTTCGACAAGGCAAAGTTTCCGCGCTCGAAAGCCTTGTTGATTTCGCCTTGATCACCTTGAACAATCTTGTTCAGGTCAACAGGGTCGATCTTCATGGTTCCGTCGATGCGGGACTTGAACACGTCGTGCAGGGAGCCTGCGATGCGGTCGACCTGGTCGTCGCGGTACTTAGCCATGTCGCCACGAATCCCCTGGATTCCCAGGTTCAACCGGCGGAAACCTTCTTGCAGGTCGTACGGCTGACGCTGGTACGCGCTGATCATTGCTGGCATGAGTTCAAACACGAAAGCGTTGAACGCGCGGGTCTGTGCCGGGGATAGCACCCGCTCTGGCTCCAGAGTGTACTTCGGCATGTAGCCGATACCCAGAGCCTCGCCGCCGGAGTCGTAGCCGTGGCCGTGGCCCCACATGGAGGTCAAGTCATTGCCGTACTTCGACTTGTAGTAGCGGAGAGCGGCGTTCATGTTAGCCCACGGGTCGCGACGGTCGTCCGGGAGAGACGGGTCGCGGTAAGCTGCGAACGTGCCGGGGATAATCTGCAACAGGCCGACGCCAGCGCTGTCGCCAGTGCCGTTGACGTCCACAATCTGCTGCGAGATGCCAGGGTTACCACCAGACTCAGACTGAATCTGCTTCAGCATGGCGTTAACCTGCGCGGGGTCGTCGGCGTTAAACCCGTTGCGGCGCATAGCTTCCATAGCCATCTCGCGCCACGACTCAACATCACCAGATACGCCGCCAGCGCCGTCATAGGAGCCAGCGCCGCCACCGAAGCGAGGTATCTTGCTGAAGATGAAGTCCTTGACGCCGTCAAGAACGCGGTTCGTCAGCGCGTGCATGGCCTGGCCAGCAATGCCAGCGAAGCCCTTCATCTGGTCGCGGATCGGATCGAAAGCGCCACCGATGGCTTCTTTGATCTTGTTGAACATGCGTGACCAGAAGCCACCGCCGTTGCCACCGTTGCCGCCGGAAATGAACTCACCAAGGTAGTCTGCCAAGGTGTAGTGCAGGGTGAACAAGGGGTTGTCGGAGCCGCGGGCCCCGCCACCGATCTGCACGCCGTGGTCACCGGCGGACTCGATGTTGACGCCGTCGATAGTACCGGCCATGTGCGAATTGGGGCCGCCGCCGCCGCGCATAATGCCGATGGTTACGCGACCATCGAGACCTGGCTTGAAGCCGAATTGTTCGAACGCGGATTCTGTGCTAAACAGGCGGCCCGCGCGCAGGTCTCGGCCATTGAGGAAGTTAACAACACCAGACCAGATACCTGAACAATCCCACGAGGGATTGCCGTCGCCACCATATTGATAGGGCTTACCATGTTCAGGCTTCAAGGCATCGAACAGAGCTGCGATTCGACCATCGAGGTCGACCACGCCACCGTTGGCGTAGGCAGCACCCTCACCGAGCATCCGCTGGACACCCCTGACGCCTTGTTTGCGTGCCACATTGTTCATAGCCTCGACGGCAGCGGGGCCGCCGACCGCCTTTGTCCATTCGGGGCGCATGATGGCTTCTCCGCCGGACAGTGCCAGGGCACCGCCAGTGGGGCTCCAGAACTTGTGGGGGTCGCGTCCGGGGCTGTATCCGGGCATCACACCACCGGTGGCGAAACGCATCTCGTCGACCGCTGGCACCGGAGCCAGGTTTCCGAGCTTTCCGCCAAGGAATTTGTCGTTGATATGGTTCCATGTTCCGACGATGCCCTTGTTGACGACAATGTCGATGAACGCGCGCACAGGATCGGCGAAGATTTTCTTCAGCAGGTTCCAGTGATTTTTGATGCCGTCAACACCAGCCTTGAAGATGTCTTTCAACCAGTCGATGGCGGGCTGGAAGATGTGGTCAACCACCCAGCGGAAGCCGTCGCCTGTCTTGCGTAGGGAGTCGCCAAGGAAGTTGAAGTAGGGCACAACCAGGTTGTTGACGACCCATCCGATGGCGTCCGCGAGTTTGTGGAACGACCAGTCCATGAAGTCGAACACGGGTGCGATGATGTTTCGGATGGCGAATCCGATGACCGACGCGATGATGTCCCAGGCGGCCTTGATTACGTCGACAAGGAAGTTCATTGCCGGAACCAGGATCGCCGAGGCTGCGTTAGCAATCGACACGATCATGCTCACCAGCGGAGGAATCAGAGGAACAACCCAGTTGATAGCCTCGACTAGAGCCTGTCCGATAAGACCGATGAGTCGACCAATCGGGTCCAGGAGCGGGATTACTGCTCCCAGGATTTGGCCAAGGCCGTCGGAGATGACCGGCATGACCGGAGCCAAAGCGTTCAGGATGTTGAGGATCGCGTTACCAAGAATTTCCGCCAGCGGCTGCAGAGCGTTGACCAACTGAACGATCACCGAATCATGACCGGTGAACAACGGTGCCAGAACCTCTAGAATCTTGGCACCGATCTGGCCGATCAGGTCGAACACGGTCGTCACCACAGGCATAATCTGAGTGAGCGTGTTCACCGTCGAAGCAATAATCGGCGACATGGCGATGAAAATCTGGCCGAGTGCGTTACCGACCGCCTCGAAGACAGGCTTCATAGCCTCCATCGCCGGACCCAGGGACTCAATGATAGGAGTGAGTGCCTGAGCAAGACCCTGGCCAGCCAGAGATAGACCGTTCACTAATCCCTCAATCAGAGGGGCAACAGCCGCGCCAAGCGCAGAAAGAGCCGGGGCGAAACTCGCCAACATGTCGCCAAAAGCACGTCCAACACTGTCTGCGACGTCACGAACCGGCTGGAGACCGGAAGCGAGCCCGCCAAGTGCAGCTGCAAGACCAGGGATGGCTCCAGTTGCGAAATCAGCCAGAGTGCCGCCGACCGTAGTCACGATAGACAGGGCCGGGCCAAGAACCTGGCCAAGCTGCGAGGCTGCTGCCGTCGCCGACTGCATGAAACTCACCAGCTGTGCGTAGCCCTGGGTGCCCTCATCGGTCGCGGCCTTAAGCTGCTGTGCAGCCGCTGCCATGCCAGCAAGCATTCCGCCGCCGCCATCCTGGCCAGCATGAAGTATATTGCCGAGAGTGCCGAAGACTCCTCCGAGGATGTCCTTCAGGTAACCGGCGTTACGGATCGCGGACTGGATCATCTCGTCGAACTTCGACATGCCAGTGGTCGGATCAACCTCTTTGAGGCTTTCAGCCCACTCGCGGAAATGCTGTGAGGCATCCGCGAAGTACTGTCCAAGCGGCCCCATGAACTTTGCGCCTTGCTCCGCCAAGGAACCGAAAGCCGCGATCATGTTCGCGAGCACCGGCCGCATAGCAGCCGCCATTTCGCTGGCGCCGCGCACAATCTCAGCCACGCCGGACTTGGCCGCAGGTGAGGCGATCTCAGCGAAGGCCAGCTTCAGCGCAGAATTCCAGTGGGTTGCGATGTTAAGCATCCCCGCGCCGAACTCCGGGATGACGTTCTGGAAAGCGTCTCGGATGGACGGACCCAGGTTATCCAGCAACCGCTCCTGTGTGAGCTTCTTCAACTCCCGCCAGGCGGGGGACACTTCGCGCAGGCTGCGAGCTACTCCCTGCACAGACGGAGCCATGCCCTGGATAGCCTTCTCAAACTCTTCCGCTGACTCAGTATTGAAGGCCGCGCTGATGCCAGCCTTGACGTCCTTCAGGCCGACCTTGAGCACCGCGAAGCTGATCCCAGCCATGCCGATGAGGGCAGGAGTGGCCAGGGCAGCGCCTTGAGCCACGCTCACGAGTGCGCCACCAATAGCCAGGACACCTCCGATGACAGCTTGACCGCCGAGGGCTGCAAGACCTGCGCCTAGTGCCACGACAGCTGGCAATAGGGTAGCGCTGATCATCTGAGCGACCTTGGAAAAAGCACCCAAGGCAATCTGGCTGAAGCCAAGGACATAGGCCCCGGCACGTCCAAAACCGGCCCGGAGCGACCTAAACAGGACGTTGGAGTTGCCAAGGAACCGAGCGAACCCGCGACCAGCGCGGTTCAGTCCTGGCAGCAGGGTCTCGGAAATCTTGTTGCCGAGGCCGGTAGCGACACCGCGGGCTGATGCCAGGCCACGCTGCAGGCCACGCGCGATTCGGGTGTTGCCGATGCGGTACATGGCGTTGGATACGTTGTGCCACACCGGTGAATCAATGAGTCCGCGAGAGACCGTTTGGGCCATGCGGTGGCCGATGTTGCTCAGTCGTGCGATTGCCGGGCGAACCTTGTCGCCAAGGGTATCAATGGCGTAGAAATAACCAAGCTGTAGTTGCCGTGCGAGGGCCGCTGGGAAGTTGCGCGGAATCAGAGCGTCCACGTCGATACCGGCCAGGCGCAGGGACTTCAGCGGATTCAGGTTCGCCAGAGTGCCCTGGATGGCGTTTCGCAGGTTGATGAAGTGCGACGCCAACGAAGAGGTGGCCTTCTCTACCTGGTTGAGGCCGAAGTTTTTAATCGCGCCACCAAATTCCGCGATTTTGTCGCGAGCGTCCAGGAGCTTGTTGGTGAAGTAGATCTGGAACCGGGCCCCCGCCTCAACAGCACCGCGCTGGAACGACTGGAACTCCAGAAGGCTGCGCATCCGCAGATCGTGCATGGCACTGGTGACCTTATTGAATCCGCGGTTCAATGGGTCAAGTGACTCACTGATGGAGGCTATGGCACCCCGGATGCGGTCGGCGCTTCGAGCCATTGCTCGCGAACCGCGTTCAAACAATTCGTTGAAGCTGTTTGACCCGTTGACTGCTTTACTGAGATCATCGAACGGCTTGCGCATGGCGCGACCCAGTTTCACCGTGAAGTTAACGTACGGGTCGTAGATTCGTCGGATACCGGCCTCAAATTGGTCGTCCATAAGCTTGAGGAGCTTCGGGACGAAGTTGAGGGCGTTCCATTCATCCTCTAGCTTCTTCGGGTCCGGCAACTGGATTTTCGGCGCAGAGATGATTTGGTCAAGAGGACTCTGGGTCGGGGCGTCAACAACCAGACGGTAAACCAAGTCCGTGTTGTCGTGCTTGGCTTTGAAGTCCTTGAGCTCATCATCAGCCCAATTGCGGTCCACGTCCACGTACATGTGGATGCGGTCGTTTTCCTCCCGAAGCTTTTCGACGTCGCGGCGAGCATCACGAAGAGAGCCCTCGTCCACGTCAACGTCGACGAAAATCGGTGTGCGCTCAATGTCTGCGACCAGTTGCGCGTACTCGGCCCACGCCTCGTTTGTGTTGAGATGGACGTCGATGTTAACCTTGCGACCGTCCATCCGGTCAATGCGCTTCTCGGCAAGCGTAAGCTCGCGATCATCAACCTGAAGTTCGACCTCTAGCTGGCTGGCCTCCTTCTTAGCTTTTGCCATGATGGCGCGCAGCTCTGTGTGAAAATGCTTAGCATTGGGAAAGATGCGTACAGCACCTTCACCCACGACAAAAGCCATGTGTTCTCCTTTAAAAACAAAAAGACCGTCGTTAGACGGTCTTTAATCTAAAACCCCATCTGTTCAAGGAGGTTGTGAGCCTTCTTCTCCTCGAAAGAGTCCAGCCTCTCTTTAACCAGCCGCTCCCTCGCTGTAACCGGCCTGTTCCTGCGTTCGAACTTCCTATTGTCGCTCTTCTTCGACAAGGCACCTACAACAGTGAACCGAAGCAGGTCGATGCTGTCCGCTATCTGGGTTAGCATCTCGATCTCGTGAGTCCAGCCCTCTGGGGACACCTCCCCGACAGCTGCGTCCCGGTCGTCCTCAAGCATCCGCTTTAGGTCGAGTTCCGACAGGCTTGCTGCGTATTTCCGGGCCTCTTCCTCGTTGTTGGTGATTGCCGTCTTGAATTTTAGGTGGGCCGGGAGTTGCAGAATCAGCGAGTACAGAACATCGAAGTCGCCTAGCGGTGGGATGTACTCCACCAAGTCCGCGTGGTAGTACACGCGGAAATCATGGAGTAGTTCGTTAGCGTATTGGTCTACGAGGTCTGTGATTGCCCGGATTTTCCCGGACCACCCTCAATACCCCAGAAGCTCCACATGTCGTCAGTCAGAGCTGCGAAAAACTCGAACTGCTGGTCGGTGGCGTCGATCTCTTCCATGAGGCGACGGTAACCGGTGGTGTCGTCCGCCATAAAGTTGCGGAGCATGACCGTCGGGCTGGCCTCGGGGTTTTCCATCGACAGGGCAACCTTGATGGCGTCCGGGTAGGGGATGCTGATTTCGGTGCCGTCGCTCAGGGTGAGCACGTAGGGCTCGCGGGTGCGAACGCGAGAGCGCTTTACTCGGCGCTCCGCCTCGCGGGCGAGACTTTCAAAAGATACAGCCATTTACGTCTCCTATGCTGCAATGTAAGTCGCGGAAAACTCTATTCCGCGGTACGTGTACTCTGAGACCGAACCGGTGATTCGGCCTCCTGTTCCAATGTTAACCCAGCCCCCAGAACTCGTTCTTGATCCGCCGTAAGACTCCCACACCCACGCCGGGGAGACATGCACATCGGCCATCGGACGGGCCCACTGGGGCACGCCGATTCCTTCTAGATCAGAAACCTTAATGCTGTTGCCGACGGTGGTGACGAACACAATGTCGCCGCGACGCATGAAGCGCACACCATTGATGGTTTGGTCTTGGCGAACCTGCTGCTGACCCTGCTTGGCTTCCTGGATTTTGCGCTCTAAGTCCGCATCTTTGGCGTTGAAGCCATTGATGATCATTTCCATCTGCCGCTTGTTGACGGCATCATCCGGCTCAGAAGCATCCCCCACGCGCAGACGACCCCCGGCATAGCGCTGCGCCGCGGTGTTGTCTGTAACAGCTGCCGACACCATATTCTTCGGCATCGCAGCATCCGCGACGGCGCGGGCATCCGACGCGGCCTTCTTAGCCTCCTCAACGCGAGCTTTCACGTCGCCGAGGGTCTTGTACCCCTCCGGCGGGTTAACGAAGACCTTCTTTACTTCGTTAGTTAGTGTCTGCGCAGCGGCATTAACAGCCGCGTTAACGCGGTCCTGGATGCGTTTCATTTCGGCCAGGTTGCCGTCGGTCTTGCGAATCTCAGCAGCCGCGGCGTCAACAGCCGCCTTCTTCGCCGCTTCAGTGGTGGCCGCGATCTTCTTCTCCGCGTCCGCGAGGTTACGAGCAGCGGAGGTCGCGGTGTTGGCTAGGTCTCGTTTCGCGGCGTCAATGGTGTTGTTGATTTCGCGAACCTTTTGCGCGGTGGCGCGCTCAAAGTTTTCCGAAGCTTGACGAGCAGAACGTGCGGACGCGTCAATGCTGTTTGTTGCGTTGTTGGCTGCGTCGACAATCTGCTTGTTCAACGCCAGGGACTCTTTGGCGTCAACGATGATCCGGTAGTTCTGGTCCCACCAATCCATGATTGATGTGAAGGCTCGACTCGCCTCATCCCTGCGCTGGGCGTCCTGGATGAGACGGTCGACCTCTTGGCTTTGGGCCTTGATCACCTGGTCGAGGAGAACCTTTTGCTCGGAGATGGAACCGATGCGCTCTAAGGCTTTGATAAGGTCGCGCTTGTCGCCGATGACTTCGGACACGTCGGCCCGGAAATCAGACAGGGACCAGCCCTCGTCGGGGCGTGCGGCAGCCTCCAGCGCTTCGACTCGCTTCTCTAAACTCATGGTCCTCCTCAACCCGATTCTGCTCTTATTCTACCCGGTCAGCGGAACAGAGGTTTTCCACTCTTGTACCTGGTCGGTTTCAACCTGGCCCTTGAACGGTTCCTTGAGGAAATCCTCCCGATCCACGGCGTTGCCGTAGACCTGGTTGAAGCCGTGGTTTTGACCCTGCACCTTGATAAAGTGATGAAGAACCTTCGCGGCACCTGCGTACACGTTGTTGGCCACAACGCAGCGCTTAGCCTTGGCGAAACGCACGACAGCATATTCGAAGCTCCCGCGGTCGGGGCGCTTGGTGTTTTCCAGCGCCAGGTCGTAGAACAGGTTTCCGATTACTCGGGTACCAACGGCGGCCTGGAAGTCCGCGTCGTCGGAGCCAACCGAGACGCCGAAGTTCCAGCCCTGGTACACGGTGTTGCCTTCGAACAGGCATCCGCTGCCGGACAGAGAGGTGCCGTTGTCGAAGGACCACAGGTGGTTGCCACGGACAATGATGTTGTCGCAGCCCTTGGTGAAGCCAATCGGCTCGAAAGCCGTGGTGGATTCCACGGTGCCGATAGAGGAGCCTTCAATGCTGACACGGCTGGGACCAGCTCCCGCAGCAGAATCGAACACACCTCCGACACCCATGCCGCCTTTGACGCTTTTGATGCGCAGGCCGAACATGGAAACGTCGTTGACGTTGCCCTTGAGCTGAATACCAAAGCCCGTGGTCTTGTCCGCCAGGCCAGCGCCGTCGATGTCGACGTCACGGAAACGAACATTGCTGCCGTCCAGGCCCTTCGGGTTTTCCTTCACAGCCGCTGACTGGTGGAGAATGCCGTTGGCCCCGGAGTTGATGATCAACAGGTCGATGTAGTCCATGAGCATGGCGTTCGACACCTGGAAAGCGTTGCGCTCAGGGTCGCCGGTCTTCCAGTCCATGTTGACCGCGAAACCCTGGAGGGTGGAACGGTGGCTGTTGGAACCAGAAGTCACGAGGAATGGAACCTGCGTCGCCGACTTGTCGTAGTCAAGTTGCGTCAGGTTGCGGCCCGCACCAATAATCTTCTTCCCGGCGATCTTGTCCATCGTGACGGTCTTGATCTTGTGCTTGCCGGAAGGAATTTTGATGGTGTGGATGTTGGGAGCGTTCACAGCCTTCTGCAGGTTGGCTGTGATGTCACCGCCAACAACCTCGCCGAGCGCGGAGTCGTGTACCCAGATTGCGCCAGGGTCACCTGTGGCGATCACTTGTTCGACCGGCTCCTCCTGACGGCGGCACCAGCGGAACTGCATGGCGCGGTACTTCTCGCTAGGCACCGAATCCCAGGGGTTATTGTCTTGGTTTTCGCTACCCTCGACGCCGCTGAAGGTGTCGTCGGTTGCGTAGAAGAACCCAACGTTGCTGACATCCGCTTTGGCCAGAACCTTGCGGAGCTGGTCGACCGACTCAAGGTTGTGAATCGTGTGGATGAAGCGCAGAGGAGATTCTGCGCGGTAGTGGTCCGGGGTAACCGGGGCGGCAGCATCATCCAGGTACGCAGAAGCAGCCTTCTCGAACGACATGATGATGTCGGCGCACTCCAGAATCTCTGGTTTGGTGTTGGTACCAGGGTTGCCAACAACAAGGAAGCCTTTGCCGAACTCTGCCTTAATCTTCTTGTACAAGTCCTTGTACTGGTCGATCAGAGCAGCCTCGGCTGGGGCCCAGCCGTTGATCATTTCGTCCAGGAAAACGCCTTCGAGCTTGTAGGCTTCCTGGTATTTGCGGATTTCGGCCAACACATCGTCGGTGGACTTGGTGCCCTTGATGGTACGAACGTAGCCGACGCCGGGAACATTCTTGTTCTTCAGCTGGGTCGTCAGGTCGGTGAAATCGGGTTCCACCTTGTCACCGAATCCGCTTCGAGGGTTGATAATGACGAAGCCGATGATGTCCAGGTTGCCGAAAATGTAGTCCCATTTGGAACCTGGCTGGCGTTGGTCGGCCCACCAGTAGGTGACCGGGCACCAGTAGCGCTGTCCGGCGTTAAACCACCGAAAGGGGTCATCAGAGGAGGCTTCGCCAGCCGGTGCCGGGGCGTTGCCTTCGGCGAGCTTGGACTTGATGGCAGCGTCGACGATTTCGCGAATCTTCGCCTCGTCTACCGAGGCTGCTGGTGCAGCGCCGTCGCCGTTAGGCTGAGGAACCTTAGCCAACTCAGCCTTGACCAGGTTTTCAACGGTGGTGTTGAAGTCAGACGGCAGCTCCGCCGGAGGAAGGTGCGAAATGCGTTCCTGGACAGCCTTGGTTACCGCTGCGTTAAGGGAGTCCTCTTGGACGGCAACAGGGTTGGCCTCGAGGTAGCTGCGAACCGCAGGTGCGATGTCTTCGGAGGTTGGTTTCGCGGGGGCCGCGATGCCTTCGATCTTCTTATCGAGCTCAGCTTGTTTTGCCTGCACGCCGGTGACAGATTCCGCGGCGGCCTGTGCCAGGGTATGTGCACCGCTGATGCCCTGCTCCATGTGCGTGAAGCGCGCGGCTGATGCCGGGTGTTGGGTTGAGTTGTCTTTCCACTCCTGTGGGGTGTAAGCCAATTTGGGTATCTCCTAAAGGTATGATTTACGGTGACGTGACCGCATTCGGGGATGTAACAGCGTTGGGGCTGGTCACGCGTAAAACGTTCGCAGCCCCAGGTGTTACAGGAGGTGGCGTAATCGGGGGAGACGTTACTCCGGTTACGCCACCACGAAACCCATGTCAGCAGCAAGAGCCTTCCAGCCCTCGCCACCAAACACGTGCTTGACGGCGTAGTCGAGTTCGTCGTCACGGGAAGCCTTCAGAGTCACCGAGTAGGAAATCTCGGAGTCCGCAGACCAGGCATTTTCCTGAACCTCCGACACAATAGCCTTCGGCATCACCTTGATGATGTAGATCGGCAAGTCGTTGTAGGAGTCCTCGGCGATGTACAGCATACGGCGGTAGCGAGCCTTCGGAATGTTGTCCTGGGTGAAGGACAGTTCGGAGTTTGCTCCGACCTTGGCCTCGGACAGGTCTACGTTGAAGTAGAACTCCAGGGAGCCCTTGGAGGTTTCCTGCATGACGAAAGCCGCGGACGTAACGTCCTTGGTGAAGTCGGTGCGGGTCGGCTCCTGAGCACCGAACGACTCGACGTCGGACTGCTCGGTCTCACGGGAGAAGTTGATGCCAGAGGACTTCTGCAGCCAGCCCAGGGAGATGTAGCCCATGTTGCGGAAGTTCACCAGTTTAGCGTCGTCCGTGAAGAAGGTTTCAGGGACGGCCACGGTCATCGGCGCAAACAGGACCACACCGCCGAGGGCCTTGCGGATCAACTTGCCCTTGGCCTGACGCAGAGAATCCAGGTCGGTGGAGCCAGCCGCAGCAGCATTGTTCTGGTTGGTGATGTCCTCGACCTTGTAGTTCTCGCCAGAAGCCTTACCCTGGACGTTAGTGTCATCGACAGTCAGGGTTGCGGCCTTCACGACGATGGTGAACGGGCCGCCAGTGCTACCGCGGACGGTGGCGGCATCCTCGCCGCTGACAGCGCGGATGGCTGCCTGAATGGTGCTGGCGGAACCCGGAGCCGAGATGGCGCCGGTGGCCGTACCACCAACATTGAGAGTAAAAGAACCTGACAGGCTGCCTGCAGGCAGTGTCAGCTTAAAGGTTGCCATGTGGCGCTCCTCCTAGTACTAGTTAAGCCCAGCGAACGCGGGCATGGAGTTCAAAAGCCTTCTCGACCTCGAAATCGTCGTCGAGTCGAGTGGCTTGTTGCTCTGCGCCGGAGATTTCGCGGGCGTTGTCCAGGTAGAACCCGGCCCAACTACGCCTCGGCGCGGCAAGTATTCTTTTTGTAGCCTCACCAGCCAGCCACATGGCCCTAGACCGATCCTTGGCGATGAAATCCAGTTCAACGCTGGAAATATCAGTGAAGGAATCAGTTAAGTAGCCTGCGTCACGGTGGATGAGGATGTAGTCGAAGTCTTTAATCTTGTAGCGGCGCTTAGCCGTCGTCATGCTTTCAAAACGATCGAACGCCTTTTCACGGGAGGTGCCAATCTGCTTTGGTCCGACCAGGTCTTCCAGGATGGCCGCGACAATCCGCTCCCAGTCAGGCATGGTGTAATCATCCAACTGCAGCAACCTCCCTTAAAGCCTTACTAATGGCTTTTGCTCGTTTTTCTTTCTGGATCAGTGCTGGCCAGAAACGTTCTGGGTTTGTCGAGTAAATCTCGAACGTCGCACGGTCCATTTGCGCGCCGCCAGGGACGACTTTGCGCACTCGCAGGGTGTCGCGCAACCGCTGGTCGCGCTCACCGTCATGGCGCTCGCCGATAGCCTTCTTCAACGCCTTTTTGGTGGCCCAGGCTTTACGGAACAACTCGGCGCGCAGCGCAGGGCTATTGAGCAGAAGATAGCTCATGCCGTACCAGTCGGAGAAGTACAGGACGCCGGAACGACGGCCGGACGCCTGACGATCCAGGCGCTTCTGGTTAAAGGAATCCTGCATCTTGGTGACGTCATACTTAGGTATAGTCGACATGCTTCACCTCCACCCTGGCCAGGAAAACCTCTTTGCCGCCGACAACACTTGTCCACGGCGACACGTAGTCGTTGTGACCCTCACCCTCAACAATGTAAACCTGCTGTGATCCGTCATATGCGGTGAAAACAACAAGGTCATCGGTGCGCACATCATCTGTCGGATCGCAGTACATGGTTTTGCCGTCATAGGTTCCGCGGTTGATGGATTGGGTCGTTGTCAAATCTTGAGTTGTGCGCGGCGCCACAACAGCGCCGTAAATCTTGTGATGAAATTCAGAACCCGCCAAGGCACCCGCGACGTACTCTTTGTCGCCGAAAGCATCCTGGTCGTAGTCCTGAAACTGGTCTCGCTTGCGACGCCAAATTTCGACGTCGCCGGAGAAGCCAGCGCGGAAAGCAATAGAGCTCACCGGTACCCCCTCCATCCGCGGCGTGGTTTCGCCACCCGCGCGTAGGGGGTTTTAATACGGGCCGACAAGGTTTTAGTCTTGTTGTAGCCCTGAAGAAGAAGAGCGATCTGCTCTAACTCCTCCCTGCTAAACCATGCTTTCCCTGGGTCTTCGCTGTCGTAGCGACTGTACGCGAATGGACCCATTGTTTCGGACGAGAAGCCGTCCGGGTTTTGCGCGATCTTGCGCGCAGCGTTGGTTACTGCTGCCTCGACGAAAAGGCGCAACGGAGCGTCCTCCGGCGAGGCATCAAACGCTGGCTTGAGTGTCGGGAACCGGCCTGACAGCCAGGCCGAGATCATCTCAAGGTACGCCTGGAGTTGGGCCAGGCGTTTACCCTCGACCGTGCCTTTGGTCACGAATAACGCCACCCGCTCGGCAGGGACATAGGTAAACGCCAATTATCTAGCCTTCCTCAGACTCATCCGCTCCAAGCTGGCTGGCCAGCTCGGGGATGGATTCGATTACTTCTTCGATGATTTCGTCGCGACTCATGCTGGCCGGGATCACGAGGCCCTTGGATTCCGCGAAGTTCTTCCACGTCGCCTTGGCGGCGTTGCGCTTCGGAACTTCCAGCTCAGCCTCGGGTTGCGGCTCCGGTTCAGTTGTGCCCTCCGGCAGGTCGGCTGGGCCATCCTGCGCCACAACTGGTTCGCGCTCCGGGGCTTCGGTGAACAGGTGGTCACCCAGCATCGGAACGGCCCAGTCAGGGGCCTCGGTACCCGCCATGAGGCACACCAGGTCGCCGAGGCTACCGGCCTGGCGGACCACAGTGTTGTGCAGAAGGGTCTTCGACAATTAGACCACCTTGGCCTTGAGGGTCAGGTTGGGACGGAAAACCACAGGAAGAGCAATAGCGTCCGCTTGGACCTCCAAATTCTTCCAGTTGCCGTGCTCGATAACACCAGCAACAATACCCGGAAGATCGCTTTCGTGTTCGAAGCCACCGGAGTAGTGAGTGAAACCGCTCATCTGGGAGGACATGGTCTGGCCCCATAGGGTCTTACCCAGAGCGGAAGAGCCGGGGGTGTCGGCTTTGCCTTCTTTGCTGGTGAAGATGATGCTGTCCAGGGGAAGCAGGTTCTTCACCTCGACCTTACCGTTGCTCAGGTTATTCTGGCGGTACTTCTTCACGGGGGTGATACGCACCTCGGGCAGGTCGAACATGCCAGCCATCGTGGCAGCCAGCGTTGACTCGTTGATGCGACCCATCGAGGCATCGGTCATGGCCACAACAAAAGCGTTCTGGTTGAACCGGGCCTGCTTGATGACGACCGGGTGGCGCAGCAGCTTACGGGCAACCTGCTCGGGAATCCAGACGAGTTCTGGCTTCTTGTGGTTTTCCTCGCGGTACAGGTCAACGAGGGAAGCCATGTACTCCAGTGGGTCGGAAGTGTCGTCCGTCCACAGCTTCGGTGCCGTGGTGGTGAACTCGGTCTTGCGACCGAAGTCGACTTCCTCGGTGCCAGCGTTCAGCATCTGCAGCTGAATCTTGCCGTCGGCGATGGCCTGGCCGCGCAAAACGTCCATTGTTGCGGCGATAGCGCGGGTGGCTTCGCGAACAAGGTTCTCAGCCTTGGCGTTCAGAGCGTCGGTGGTGTCGCGCTGAGCCTTGAGGAGGGTCTTCTCGTCCAGGACGTAGTTCCGACCCAGAGGCTGAATCTCGCCGCGAGCGGTCTGGCGGCCACCCTTGGTGGCGGACGTCAGGTTACCGTCAAACGTACGGAAGTCAGCGATGACCAGCTCATCCGGCTCACCGTAGTCGACCTCGAACTCAAGGTCTTGGGTGAACTCGGACGGCAGCAGGGCTGCGAGTTCCGCTTCTTTGGTTTCGTACAGGGCGTGCTCGGTGCGAGCGATCGTGGTCAGGCGCTCCGGGGTGAGCGCGTCACGAGTTACTTCTTTGAGATCACGAATCATTTAAGCCTCGTTTCCTTTAACCAGGGTGATGTTGCTGTTGATAGCCAGGTCGGCTTCGGTGACCTCTACCGGGAGGTAGATGGCGTATACGATGCCGGAAACGACAATGCTTGAATGGTAGTGAGGGAAGTATTCCTCGGTGCCGAGGTCTTTAATCTCCCCAGGGGAGATCGCAAAGCCGTCGACCTTCTTGCCTGCGCCTTTGGCTGTGGCGGTGAAAATCTTGTAGTTGTCGCCGTCTTTGTAGACAGGCAGGCCGCCTTTAACCCAGCGTCCTACGCGGTGGGGGCCGTCCTTTTTGATGTCTTCATCGATGACGATGCGACCGTTGAGGGAGTTGTTGATGGTGGCGATGTTGCCAATCCACCGGCGGTCCTCAAGGGAGGGGAGTTTAGGGTCTACACGCAACCCCTTGCGTGTTGGGATAGTCGCCAAAATTTGCTCCTATGATGGTAGGTATTTGCCGATCCCGCTAGGGGCCGACGTGCTGGCGGGCTTGCTCTTCTTCGGAGGGGTCTTAGTTGCCACGGCCTTAAAGGCCATGATCAGCTTTTCGACCGTCTCTTCGGATAGGTCGCCCTCTTCACTCGTGATTTTACCCCAGTCGAGAAAATTCCCTACCGCTTCGAAGGTATCTTTGTCAAGTCCGGCAGAAGCAAAACTGTGTTTAACCTGGTCGCGAGCGAGCTTTTGGCGTTCAGCGCGGAGCTTTTCTTCTGCCTCCGTAATCGCCTTCTGGGCTTCGTCGTCTTTGTCTTCTGCAGGCTCCTGAGCCGCCTTAGGCTCGGGGGCTTTAGCTGGGGTTTCGGGAGCTGGAGTGGGCACAGGAGTCGCCGGAGCGGCCTGAACTTCCTTGCTCTCTTCTTTAGGTGTTTCCGTTGTCGCCTCGGCTGCGGCTTCTTCTGCTGCGTTTTCTTTGATTGCGGCAGCGAAAATCGACACGAGCTTGTCGATTGTGGATTGATTGGCCATTTTAACGTCTCCTATGGTCCAAATTCGATAGCTTCCAGGGAGGCTTTCTCATTAACGTTGACGAGCGAACGACCATACTCAGGGTGGTCGATAACCTTGTACCGACTACGCTTTAAGTCGAACCCGCGTGTGGAGCCTGCCGCCTCGTTGTAGAAAACCTCCAGGTCTTCCATATTGATTAGTCTACCCGGATCGAAAAGTTGGTCCCCGACCTTGTAAACCTCGGCAACCTCGCAGTTACAAAGGTTGTGGATCGGCATCAGGTCGCCGCGCGAATACATATTGGTGCTGGCGACGATGCAGAGACCACAGGACTGGCCGGACTCGGACAGCTCCGGGTGCACGATACGCCGGTAGCCGACAACCTTCGACTTAGGAAGCTTCTCCATCGCCACATGGTGGGTGTTGCGCGACGCCGACTGGATGTCGTGGGACACCATTCGTTCGGCGCGCTCCTCGACCTTCTGCTCGGCGTAGCGTTCGATCACACGATCGACTTCTGCTGGGGTGAGGGTGACGAGCGCCTGGGGCTCCTCTACTCGGCCAGCCCAGGCGGAATCCTTATCGGTTCCCCGAACATCTTCATCGACATCCCGGCTTCCGCCAGCGGGCTCGTCCACGGCTGGCTCCACGGTGCCGAGGGCCGCTCCGCCTCGCGGAGTAACCTTAATCGGCGTCGACGTGCGCGGTCTTTTTGGGTTTGCTCGGCCCTCTTCTTTGCGGGCTTCTTGTTCTGCTTTTGCGAAGGCTTTCTTCCACGTTTCATCGTATTTCCCGTCTGGTTCAACCGCGTCTTCTGAAATCCGCTCCGGTCTGGCTATCGGTAGGAGCCCCTGGGTCTCGAACTCCTCGACCAAAGTCTTAATCGGAGCTGAATCCGGCTTTAATTCGCGGTTCTTCTTGTATTCGTTGGCCAACCGCTCATAGGCTTCCTCAAGTCCGCTACCGCGGGTCTCCCTAACCTCCGGCGGGTACTCGCTTTCATCCGGCACTGCGCCTGGCAGCGGAACACCCATGATCGCGGAGCGCTCGCGTACCCCGGCCCAGGTCACAATTTGCGATTGCCGGATACCCATGCGAACAATGGTTGCCGCCTGGCGCGCAAACAGCTTGACGCCAGCTTCGGTAGTGAAGTCTGCGGCGCGCAGAAGCGCCACCACCTGCATAGTGACGGCGTCAGTGAGCGCCTTTTTGCCAGCGGCCACGGCAGTAACAATCCCGGCTATTTTGGCGATGTTGGCTTGCTCCACCTGAGCCGGGGTTAGCTCCTGGCCAGGGATGGTGATCGGGTAGTCGTAAACCGACCGTGCAGGAGGCAAAGTCTGCGCTGTCACTGGCATTACTGTGCACCTTCCTCAGCTTTACCGGCCAGTTGGTTCTGTTGCTTCTGCGACTCCGACTTGGCCGGGGTTAGGTTGGTAGCCTGGGTGGCTTTCGCCTTGGCTAGCGGGGTCATGGTGCCGATGGCGGAGGTGAGTGTCTGCGACAGCATCTCCTCAATCCGCTCGTTTTCAGCGCGGCGAATCTCGCTCGGTGTCATGAACGCACCCTCACGAAGCGCAGTGCGCAGGGACACGCCAGCCCCGACGAGAGAGGTTACTGCAGCGGTCTTTTCCGCTAGGGTGTAGGTCTGGATTGGACCCCAGATGACTTCGAGGGAATCCTCCTCGGCGCGGCCTTTTTCACCATTGACACTGAGAAGGATGGAGATATGCCGCTTCCATGCCGAACCGAAGCGGCGGCGTCGATCCTCGACTTTGGCGATGCTGTTTTCCTTCTGCGCGTTCGCGCCTTGCGCCGACTGGTTGAGGCTGTCGGAGAAGTACGACATCGGAGTGTAGGTAACGGACGCCAAGTCCTGGATGTCCTTGGATACGGAGTTAAGTATTTCCTGGAAGCTGGTTGGCGATGACTCCCAAATCTCGGCCCCCTCCGGAAGCATCCAGAGCGCGGCGGGGCTGGCCTCGAACATGTCCGAATAGTCGATTTCCTGGCCGAACTCGTCGCGTCGCCGGAAGTTGCCTTTAACCCCGCGCTGGCGGAAAGCCTGCATCGTGGCAATGACCGTGCGCTGCAGGGTCATGTGATTGATGCGGTCAATGATGGAGAAGTGATCCTCGAACTCGTTTTTGCCATCTTTGTTGGTGATAGCCGTTACCGGCACCCGCTCCTGGTCGACAATCCGCTCTTTCCACCAGACCCAGTTACTCATAATCCCAGCTCGGTTAAAAGGCACTTCGGAGTCGTACTGTGTGAGCCGGAGAGAGTAGCCTGCGGCTATTTGGGTGCGCTGCTGCCGGTCGTCGAACTCACGAGTTGCTACGAACATGTGGCAGCGGCCCGTGGCCTCGCCGGTGTCTTCGTCGGTTTCACGCACAAACAAGTTGAGCACATCTCGCGACAGCACACGGTCGCGCAGGAGCACCACGGCGGCGACCGGCTCGCCGAACACATCGGTCATGACGGCGGCGTTGGACGGCGGGAGTACTTTCTGGCGCTTAGAGCCGGGGTCGACATAAAGGTAGGCGCTGCGGTACGCGCAAGCCAGGGTCATGGCCTCCTGGGCCTTGATCCCCATCGCATCCCGCTCAAACAGGCGTTCAACAACCTCGTCGCCGGTTTCGCCGGACGACAAAGCAGAGCGGAAGCCAAGGATGCCAAGGCGGTCAGTGGTCGCCGAAACAATAAGCTTGGCCCAGTTGGTCTGGCTAATCTCGCGCAGTTGTTGTAAGCCCTCGAACTGTTTTTCTTCCTCCGGTTCGTACTCGGTGCCAACCGGGTCGCCAGACATATAGGATTCCGCTTGTTCGATGAAATCCCATCGCTGTTTAATCTCGTTTAGCAGAGCGTAAGCGTAATAGTCCGGGTGGGTTACGTCGTCCGAGTTTTCAATGTCGTCGCCGGGTTTGATGGTAAACAATGGCGCTCCTACCTAAGTCGTTGAGGGGCGTCGTAGAACTCCCCGGGGTCTTCCTTCTGCTCGGCACCCTTGGCCAGAGCGTGCATCCGCGCGGCCCAGCTGAGAACCGCGGCCATTGCGGCGTCGTATTTTCGTTTCTTGTTAAGTTTAACAAGCCTGTACTTCTGCAGACCCTCGTCGTCGTACTGCGAAAGCATATTTTTCCCGGCGTTGCCGACGTGCCTCACCAAATCAGGGTTTCCATTGTGAGCAAGGTCACCTGACTCAATAGCCTCGTTGTAGGCCCGGAGCGCGTAGTACATGGGGTTGATGTTTTTCGTATACCAGGAGACGAAAACGCCTTCCCACCTACCAGACCAAATAGAGATTTGCTCCTGCCAGTACGGCGGGTCGCAGAACGCGAACTCGACACGGTAGTCCTCCACAACAGAGGTCATCACCTGGTCGACCTCCGACACCGGCACCTCCCAGCCCTGGCCGTCCAAATCCTCCTCGTCCGGTCGCTCCCACAGACCGGCCAACACCTGGATGCCAGTGTCGATCTCGGTAACAACGATCGCGGTAGAGTCTTCGCGGCGCGCACCGTCGAAACCAACAACAACCTGGCTGCCTGGCTTAATGTACAGCGTCGGATCACCGAGGGCTTTGAACTTCTGCACGTCAAACGCAGTCTGCGCGGACTGGACCCAGCGGTTGCACCACACGCGCTCAAGGTAGGAGCGGTCGGCCCCCGCCTCGTCCCACATGGCCGCCGTCGGAATTGGGTCGCGGAAACCGAAGACCTCTTCGCCTGAAGCCTCCTTCAGAGCGCGCAGACGATCACCCATCGTGTCGAACTTGGCGTTAGCGTCGCTGGTTTGCCGGTGGTAGAAGAACGTGCGTGCCTCATCCGACTTGACTTTACCGGCGGCCATGCGCAGGCCCTGCTGGTACTGGTCGCGCGCAATAGACGGCTCAGCGGGGTCACCGGCGGTGGTGCACGTCAACTGCCAAGCGTCGTCCATTTTACGCTTTGGCAGGTTGTTTTTCATCGTGGCGTAGGATTTGCGGTGCCGGTCCTCATAAAGACGGTGCGGCTCATCAATGCACTGAAAAGTCGGCTTTTTACCGTCCAGCGCGTTAGGGTTAGGCGCCACCGGTAGGATGCGGGAGTCCGCTTCGCCTTGGATTTGAATCCGCTCGTTTGTTACGTCGAACAGACCTGCATCATCAATGAGCGTGGCGATTTCTTTCGCTGCACCATAGGCCAGGTCGTCCAGCATATCTTTGGTCGGCGCCAGCATAGGAATGTACGGCGACACGACGGAGCGGCCCGGGGCCATACCTCCCGGGGCCTTAGGGTCGTAGCCGTCGAAACGGATCGGCGCGTCCGGGTGGAGCTCCACCAAGGCGATGAGCGCCATAAACTCGGTTTTGGCGGCACCCTTCGGCAGTGAAATGTTGACCTCGGTGAAGTGGCGGCGACCGGACATGTCGACGTCGATGTCCCCGAACTTCAGATGGTACCCGTCCGGGAAATGCTCGTATGCGCGCATCAGCAGGTAACGGAAGTCGTCGCGGACTTTGTACGGCTCGCCTTTTAGCGGGCCGGGTCCGTAGACGAAGCGCTCCTCTAGGAAGTCGATGATCTGCGGACCAAGGGACGGCCAAATATCCAAGGTGCCGTCCTGCAGCGTCTCAAGCTGCGGCACGATAATTTCCACTTACACCCCAAAGTTGTTTCTGCGCATCCGCGAGCGTTTTCGGCTCCTGGCTGAGCGGTGGTAGTCGTTCGGGTTTTCCTCTGCTGCGTTGTACGCACGGGTTTTCGCCGAATGATGCATAAAGCACAGCAGCTGCAGATTGCTAATTAGGTTCGCTTGCCACCGCTCGTGCGGCTGGAACTCCGCCAGCTCAACAATATGGTCTACTTCGGTGCCCGGCTCGCCGCATATGGCGCAGCGACCGCCGTAGAGGTCGATAACCTGTCGGCGTATAGCGGCGGTAAAGTCGCCTTGGCGGCGCTTGATTTGGTGTTCAGCGCAGCGCGATTTACCCGGCAGGGCCGCGTTGGTGCAGGTCTGATACCGGGGCTCCTCGGTAAACCACGAACAAAAACGCATTTAGCGCTTCTTTGCTCGTGATCCGGTCTTAGCAGAGGAGGTCTTCTTCTGCCCTCCTTTTTGCCCCCATGTCTTCTTCTTCTGAGCGCGCGCTACCGCGTTTTTCGGCTCGAAGTTGTGCCCCCATTTGCCGCCTCCGAGGCCGTTGCCTTTAGTGCGGGTGGTGAGTCGTCGTGATTTTCGTCCTGCTTTGGCCATAGAAAAACTCCTAGATAGTGGTTACATCCATTCTATCTAGGAGTTAGAATTACCAGCCCTCAGGGAAGAACTGTCCTAAGTTCGGCGGCTCATAGTGCGGGCCTTTTCCGACCTTCCCACCAGGAAGAACTTTGTTGTCGATGAGCTTGGTTTGGTTGCTTCGGACAACCTCCCAGAACGCCGGTTCAACCTTGTCTGTGAGCCCCGCCTTGGCAGCCAGGCCGAAGAGGGTGAACAGGACGTCTGCGATGCCGTCGAGGAGTTCGACGCGATCATCCTCAAGGCTCATGGCTGCCAATTCGACTTCGTTGACTTCCTCTCGGAGAAAATCCACGGCCTGTCGGCAGTGCGACAGCTCATCCCACTTCAAATTGTTTGGGTCGAGCTGGCCAGCCTCGACGTTCCATTCCTCCACGGCACGAACCGCTTCAGCGAGAGAGGGTAAGTGCTTCACCTTGGCCTGCACTGGTATGTGCACGAGCTGGTTGTCCTCTTCCTTGATCGAGGACGGCGAGGTTTCGACACCGAGGAACTCAAGCAGTGCTAGCTTGGTCGCGGCGTAGTTTTGACACGTGACGACGGTCACAAGGTGCTCGATGGCAGCCGGGTCTTTGAGATTAACTTTAACTTTGACCAAGTCAGCGCGGAGAATTTTCTTTAGCGCCGTAGCCCCCTTCGACTCCAGGATGGGGTCATACACTGGGTGCATCGACTTGATCACCGTCTCACCGTAGGTCTCTGGGTCACAGCTGGTATCGAAAACCCACCCTTTGGGGTCACCTAACCACCGGATGATCGCTTTTATATCGTCGTGACGGCTATTTATCAGCTCAACCACATCACGGTCCTGCGGGTACGCCTCAGTTAAGACTCGTTCAGCCAGCTCCCCGAAGACCTCCGGGCAGACTCTGTTCAGTTGGACCAGGATTCCGCGGGCTACCTGCTGGAACTCCGCGTCGACGTCTGGCTGGGTGCGGCGAGTTAGAACCTCCAGCCACGCGCGGAAGTTCCCGGACACCACCATCGACACCGACGTCGAGTTGGGAAGAATCGAACGGGCCGCCTCCTTAGCCTTCTTGCCGGTCACACCCTTAGCTTCCAGAGCCTCTTTGATGCGCCGGTAGGCTTCACGAATCTCGGCCTCCGCCTCGAAGATTCCGGTGTCGACCAGTTCGTCGTCGCTCAGAACCTCCAGCGCAGGTGGCAAGACGAACTCGGCACTTTCGGAGTCCACGAAGCGCTGGGATTCCACCGAGAAAGACAGGTGACGGTGCCGGGTGATCTCGGCCAGGAACGCGCGGGTTACACCCTCCAGCAGGAACGACGCCGAGACGTGCTCCAGAATGCTGTAGTGCTTCTTGTCGTGCACTGTTGCGTGAATGTACTTCTCTGGCGTGTTGGTGTCTTTGTTCGGACGATGGAAGCTCTGGTAGCAGTTGCGTCCAGCGAACTCAATAAGCGAAGCCGCTTCGGTTTCGCCTCCGACAGCGGGCATCTTGTCCTCAAGGAGATTTTGGAACTCCGGGGACAGACTGGTGTGCGCGATTAGTGTTACTTTAGGCATTGTTTTCCTCCGCATCCGCCTGTAGCATCTGCTGTCCGATGATTCCGAGTGTTGCGCCGAGCACTGTCTGGTCCTCGAAACCCACCGAATGCACGGCCAGGCTGTCCGTTGTTGGGGTTTCCCCTTGCTTGATCACCACCATCGCAACCGCCAGGTTCTCGTCGCCGAAAATTTCTTTCAGTTGGCTGTGCGCGGATCGCGTTATTTCTTCCAGACTCATTGCCTTAGTCCCTTCTTGACTTCTCGATCAGATCGTATTCCTCGTCGGCAAGGCGAACCAGCATCACTATCGCTGTTCCCCGCAGCGCTAACAGGCGGCCAATCTCGGCTTGTCGCTGCTGTGCTTCGGGGCATTTCCTTGCTTTCGCAATGTCATTCTTCCACTTTTCCTCCGAGTAGTCAAAATTGGCGAAAAATACTGCGGGGGCGGGCTCGCCGTCCGTCGGCGCCATCTCCTCCGGTTGTTCTAGCTCCTCTGGCGTGAAGAACCACTCGCCGAGTGCGCGGTCCAGCTCTGCTGCCTGGCGCAGCGCCTTGTCGGAGACCGATTCAAGTTCCTCTCGTTCGAGTTTGCGCAGGTCGTCGTCGGTTATTTTCAGCGGGTCAAAAGCCGTGGTCATTCGAATCCTTCCTCAACAAGCATCTGCCCCTTCATCACCAAGGGAGCTAGACGCCAAAACACGTCGTCGTCGATTTCTCTTGTCGACAGGAATCCTTTGAGATTCTGCTCTATGCCATCAAACGAGTCGAACATCACAGAATCTAAGATGACAGTCCTTACCCTGTCGTCTACCTCACTCCTGCTCAGATCAAGGACTCCGCGAATTGCTCTCCTAATTCCTACCTGCGTTGCGTTATGAAAGCGCATTGATTGACTCCTCGGCCTCAATTATCTGCTGGATGTCATCAAGAAGAACAAGAGACGAAGTCATAGAGACGAGCCCGCGGGTATTCCACTTCTCGACTGCCTCCGAAAGCTCTTTTCCGGAGGAGCCCTTCAAAACCATGTCTTCTATATCATCGGCGGCTTCTTCTGAAATGTTCTTTTCGCGGTCCATAGACCGGAGGCTGTCGATAAGAGCAGATTTTGCGAAATTCAGCCGGTCCAGTTTGATATCTGGCTTGCAGGCCAACCCCCTTGCTCGCACATCCGCGGCTAGGGTCGCGTAGCCAATGGTGTCCAGCATGTCGTCGGTGGGGTCTCCGTGCTCGGCCGAGCGTCCGCGCTGAGCGCGAGCCACCTTGAATAACACCATCATCTGAGCCACCTCCGCTGGGGTCAGCTCGACCCGAGACGCCCCGGGGTCCCGGTGGCAACCGGTGATCTCGTTCAGAAACGAGCTCCAGTAGTCCGCAATCAACTGTAGGGTGTCGGAAGCGTCGCCGTACTGGCCTTGACGGTCATCAAGAATCTCGGTTACTTGTTTTTTAGCGCTCATTACTTAGACTCCTCTGTCTTATTGAGTAGTTTCACGGCTTCTGCTGCTGTGTAGCTTGCGACGCGGATGACGCATCTCGTCAGCGGCATGGTCTTGAGGCTTCCGTTGGAGACCTCGTCTAGTTTTTTGACGAAAGCGATGGACGCGACTCTGTCTGGGAACTGGATGTCTACTGACCTCACGTCGTAAGACCGTACGACGCCATCAACATTTGCCTGTTCCGCGGCCTGCGTCACAAACTTCGCCAAAGTAAGGCTTTGTTTGCGGGACGCGAACGTTCCTTGGTACTCGAAGTCCCTTAGCTCACATAGAACCTCGTCCAGCTGGGACGCCTTGACTCGGACGATCATAGCCAGTTGTTTCAGACCCACTCGGTGCCCTTCGTCTTTCGGCAGCGTGATGACGACCTCGTTGTCTGGGTGATATGGCCCGGCCAGGATTCGTCCGTCGAGTAGGCGTTTCGCCAGCAGACGAGCCCGCGCTTGCAGTAGCTCTACGACGGAAAGAGTGGAGGTAGCGGAGATGGTGTCGACGCCAAGTGAGCTCCCTCTAGACGGACGCTCGATCGTGAATCGGCTGTCTGGGATTTCTCTCCAGCTAGAGATAAAAGCTGTATTTTTTACCTCCATTGATGACGCATAGTCTTTGATGTCAACACGGATCGTTGCCTCCTCCAGAGACAAGCCGGAGCGCATCCATCTAGAAACCCGATCTTCATCCGGGACCATATTGAGTCGGTTTATCGCCTTGATGAGTTCCGTGATCTTGATGACCTGCTCGATTGATTCACGCTCGGACTGCGGCGGAAGGAAAGTAAGAAGTCCACTTCTAATGGCCTCAGCGTCTCCTTTTGTGCTTTCGATGTAACACAGCATGTGCTCAAACTCCTTTCTGAGTCGTTTAAACCGTATCTAATGCGCCGAGGATTGTCAAGGCGAAGGCTGGCTCCCGCTGTTTTCGGGTTTTCATATCACACAACCCCTCTAAGTGTCAACGTGTTCTTCATCACACGTCAGACAACCTATAGCTCGACAGGTAGCAGATGTGTCTATTAATAGGCTGTGACGAAAATAGTGACGAAACTAAATGAAAACGATTCCCGATAAGTTGCGTTTTAACGCAATTCGCAAAATTGGGGTCTGTGAGCCTCTGTGAGCGATTTGACCCCCTTCTCGGCCGGTGTACCCCTCAGAGCTATGAGTTAGGCCGTCAGAGGCCCCTTACAATCTATGCAAAAAATCCTCGTCCTGGGGTTTCATGTTTGGTACCACCCTATGACCTGCGACTTAGATGTCTTTTGAAAATCGTGGTAGCACATTTGATTTCGGCCTTTACCATTTCGTTATAAAACATTGTTCAACTAGAAGCAAACTTGCTTTTTGGTGTCTGAGCTGGGTGAACTTAAACGCGAAAAACGGGGGTAACCGACGGAGTTATACGAGCTGAACACCGTTCAAAAATGGCTCGAAAATCAGTGTTCAATTTTGTTTGTGCTGGTCACAGCGTTTTGAAAATTAGAACACCCCTTAGGGAATTAGTGGGGCTACACCAACTAATTTTCATTTATGCAGGTCAGAGAGTTATGCAAAATCTACTCAGAAAAAACTCTTACTTTTCTTAATATTTTCTCAGGATTATTTGGTGTTTTTCTTAGTTAGGATACCCTTAGCATGTTATGAGATCTGCTACAACACCAGATGGGGGTAGAAATTGACCTTGCGCCGCAGGTCAGAGGTGGCTGCAAATGTGATAGTTCTTTCACATGAACTCGAAAGTTCAACGCGTTGAACTCGAAAGCAACATAATCGGGCATATCGGAAGAGCTCTTTTCTCAGATGGGTTATCGGTGGTAGGTGACCCCTTCTAAATCGAGCTGTAAGGCCCCTCTCGCTTGAGAACATATGGCCTCCGGGTATCGGTGGCCCGAAGGGGTTTTCAGGCCGTCACAGAGGCTGTTAGGTGCCGTCTCGAACGTCTGCTGAGTTCATGGAGTCCGCTCGGGTGAATTTCGGGCCCTGCAGAGGGGTCCTGCTTAGGCAAGGCTAACCTAACAAGACTTTTATGATCTATATAAGGAACCGCGCGCGAGGAAAAAGAGTTAGAGCCATGACCTGCGGAAACGTCGTATGGCTTCCGCTGGAGGCGGTTTCGTAGAGAGTCCGAGCTCGTGCTTTCGGCTCTTAGGCCAGGAAAATCGAGGTTTCGAGGCCGATCTGAGCGATTTTAGGGCCGTTTGAGGGCCGAGGCTGGCCTCCGAGGCTGAAAGCTCGCAGATGGGCTAGTCGTAGCACCCCGCTTTTTCGTTGATTCCAAAAACGAAAACCCGCTCTGACCTGCGATTTTACAAAAGCTGAAGATCGAGTTTCCGCTGGTCAGACTGTCTTTTAGGCGATTTTTTATGCACATTCAGAGGGGTGTTTTCAAGCTGGCTAATATAAACCCTCAAACAAGATTTTGTGAGGTAAGTCACAAAGAGGATTTTTCTCGTATAGGGGACTTTGTAAAACCACCTGAATCACCTGAATGATGAGGGTAAAAACATAGGCTGACCTGCTGAAAACCCTATGCACAAAATGGAATCGCAAAAATTGAATGTTATAAAACCCCAGGAGCCAGAAAATCTTATGTGAATGAGGTTTGAATGTGGCCTGGTTAACACTATAGTAGCAGATCTGAAGCCCCCCTTGGTTTTTATATATTATATATTTAATATTAATATTAACTTAAAAAAATATAATAAATATATTAATATATAAAATTTCCAACCCCCTCCAACTTAGGCTAGCCTATCCTAAGTTATCGAGTTTGAAGTAGTGTCTGACCTGTATTTATAGTATTTACTTTCAGTTTTTGAGGTTTTCGCAGGCCCTCTCCACCTGGCATTCTATCTCTCAGATTTTGCTGTGAATGTGCTACTTTGTGGCGTGGGTCACTTATTTTCTCTCAGATTCAGGGTGGTAGCAAAGAGCGGAAACTAGCCCTGACCAGCGGGTTTATGGTTCGCCTATACGTGCGCGTGCGCTCGCAGGCACGCTCAACCGGGGCTTGGAGGGGGCGTAAAAGCGCGAACAGTGTTCTCGATTTTGGTTGCTTTTTAATGCAACTCGTTAACCTGTTGTTAACCTAGCAGATTTGAGACCAAAAATCCGCAGGTCAGAAAGTTGGATCATTTTCGAACTATAAGGTACCTTCACACTGCACACCGTTCAAGTATTGTGACATAGGCCACTAAACACCATTTTTGAACGGTGTTTAGGGAAAAGTCACGAAATGGTCACGAAATGATAAGAATTTCTCAGGTTTGAAGATGGTGTGACAGACGCCACATCAGAACGGGGGTGATTTTGGGGGCAGGCATAGAAAAAGACCCTCCATCTGGAGGGTCTGAAGCTGGTGTCGAGGACTACTGGCGATACTCGATGCCGTACGCCTGGCGGACGGCTAGGTCTAGAATGTGGTTGGCGTAATTGGCGCGATCTGTCTCGGTGCCACGCAAATCCAGGCAGGCGGTAATGAGACGAGCCTGGTTCTGGTGTTCCCGTAGAAGCTGCGTGTACTCGGTTGTGGCGGCGCAGTAGTCGCTCCCGAAAGTGCGGTTGCCGGAGCCAACAATGAACACGGGGGTCGGATTAGGCTGCGACTCGCTTGGCTTACTCCACAAAGAAGCGGAGGTAGCGAGCTTACGCAAACACGCGGGAACCATCGGGCCTTTGACGCGGCTGCCGTCTTCGAGGGTGACGAACTGGCCGTAGCTGGGGACGACAAAAACAACCACGTCCGGGTCGGCGTCCTTGGTTGGATTGGAGGTGTTGTACACATCCACCTCGTGCTGAGGGTTTGATGGGGACGGCGCGTGGCGCAGGCTGTCGTAGACAGAGGTGACGGTCACCGGCGTGCCGTGCGCACCCGCGTCGGGGGTGAGTCGGTGCTCGGTGTATTTCACCAAACAGCGCTTTAAGGGGTCTTTTGCATAGGTGAGGCGGGAGGCGAGGTCTTTAGCGACGAACGCGGAGTTGCCGGACAGGCTGGCGGTGTAGACATGAACAACTGGCGCTACAGAGTGGTAGTGGCGGATGACTGGGACAGGCATCGGTTTCTCCTTTTCCGGGTTTGACGGGGGTTCAAGTTAAGAATACCCCGACGCTTTGGTCGGGGTGGGTGTTTGGGGCTACTTCAGGTGGATCGCTGTCACCACCGGCGTTTCTTCTCCTGGTTTTTGGCTTCGGTTTCCACGCCGACGAGGAACAATTCGAAACCCTCGCCGTAGAAGCCGTTGTCCTCATAGCCTTCGAGAGTGAGGATTTCCTTGGCCTCAATGTCGGATTCGGTGTACACGAAAATTTTGACGCGGACGTCGCAGTCTTCATCATAGTTTTCGTCGTAGTTGAAGGTTTTCTCCTCCCACCGCACATCGGTAATCGCGGAGTCCGCTTTGTCGATGCGCTCAATCCACCAACGGCCCGCCGGACAGCCGCCGCAACCTTCGTTCGGCACGACATAAAGGGTGACGCCGTTGTCTAGAACAAGGCCGGATGTGTCGTAGCCTTCGTCTTTCACCGCGACGATACGGCGACCGACCAGGAGTTCTTTGAGCAGGCCGGGATTGATCTCCGAGTATTCGAAGCCTCGGTCGTATTCGTCGTTCCACTGATTGAACATCATGCAGCCCCTGCGTTTTCTTGGTTACTAGGTTCGGGAGTCAACGTGATCGTCGGGACTTCGCGGGGGAGGTCCTGGGTGTCGGGCTTGGCGTCGACCCCGGCGCGGCGGTGAGCCCAGTCGCAGTCCACGGCCTGCAGCTGGAAGCTTCCCGGCGCGTAGCTGTCCTCTTTGGTGCTGTCGAACTCGTCGAACATGATGCACGTCACCTCGGAGCCGTCTTCGAGGCGTACGTTGTGCTCGCGGGTTTGCGGCGTGACGTCGAGGTCGGCCTTCGAGCACCCAGCCAACGCGAGAATCGCGGCGGCGCTGGCTGCGGCGACGGCGGTTACTTTGGTGACGGCGTAACCGATCTTGTTGGCCTTGTGGGTGTCGGTGGTGTGACGCGGCTGGTAGCCGTGCCCTTTGAAACGGCTGGGGTGCGCCTGCATGGAATTAAGACGGTGTGTCATAGCTTAAGCCCGCTTTCTCGATCTTCTTCTGGAGTGCTTGGGTACGATCTGCTACATACTGCAGAGCCTTCGGGGTTTTGGCCGACTTCTGCAAAGAGCGAATGTCGTCGATCTCCGATAGGACGTCGAATTTGACGCGGTCCAACTCCAAGGCTTTTTGGAGGCTGTCAGTGTTAATGGACGCCGGGGCGAGATAGTCGTCCGCAGTTGTGTTGGGGCTGGTGAACTCCAGATATGGGCCGACCAGCGCGGCTTTGACGATGTCGCGGACTTCCTCGTAGGTGAAATTCTCATCCTCGACGGCGAGTTTCAGTGGAACCGTCACCTCGACGGTGATTTCGGCGGAAGCGATCACGTCCTCGATGAGTTTACGAGGCGGGTGCTGGTTTGGGGGTAGGGTTTCCGGGAATCCGGCCTTCCATCTGGCTTCCGCGAGTTTCTTGACCGTCTCACGGTCGAAAAATACGCTCATTTCCCCTCCTTCACGGGGTTTGGTGTGGTTTTGTGGGTGTTTGAGTTGATGGTCAAATCGCGCAGGGGCTTGGTTTGGTTACGGCACCAATGCTGCGGCAGCGGTGACGCATCGACATGAGCGAGGCGTAGGCGTGGAATTTCACGCGCAGCGCTTTAAGTTGTTCGTGGCTGATGTCGAAGCCCTTGTGCTGGTTGTCGAACGCGATCAGGGTGTCCAAAAGGTCGCCTCCGGTCTTGTCGGCCAGCCTTTTAAAATCCGCGTCGGTGGCTTGGCACAGTTCGTGCGTAACCAGATGGCCGACGGTGGCACCTTTAAGATTCTTCAGAGCCGGAAGGGCCTGTGATCCGTACCACATTGTTTGGTTGTCTGGTCCGGTCAGCACAATCCGGTGGTTTCGGTCGTCGACGGCGATAACGGTACACTCGTGCGGACGGCCTGTCTTACTGACGAAAATGACCTTTTCACCCTGGCGGATGCCGAGGTCTTCTGCCTTGGCTTTTGTTTCCATTCCTCCTCCTCAGAAGGCTTCTTTGCAGTTGTTTAGCAACCGCTTGATTTTCTTAACGTCTATCTTATCGGCTACGTCGCCGTCAAACAAGTCGATGTTGGGGTTGTGCCCGAAAAACAGCTCTTCTGGGGTGGCCCGAGAGAACTTCGGCCCCTGGGGTGGAGGTGGTTTTTTGCTCATAGTAATAGTTTATCTAGGCCGCATAGGGCCTCGACGGCTTGGTTAGTTGGGGGAGCGGGTTAGTTCAGCGGCGGAACGACGACGTCGGGTTTACCGGCGAGCATTTCGTGCAAGGGGAAGCTCGACAGTGGAGTACCGGTTGGGTGCAGAGCTGGAATTTGCTGGATGACTGCGTGCGCGATGACATCGAGGTACGAGACAATGGTCAGGATGATCATTTGAAGTTGGCCTCCATTTCGTCGAGAAGGTTGATGGCGGTGTCAACGCCTTTGATGTGGATTAGTTGGTCGGGGATGTTGCGTCCTGTGGCCTGGGTGGCCTCGTTGATTTTCTCGAATTGCTGTTTGACGAAGTCTTTCCCCCAATTAAGGGTACCGAATTGCTTGATGGCAGCCGCGGTTGCGTGCAGGGGGAGAGGCTTCTCGGTCCACTGCGTGTCGATGACAGCGGAGCCATCCAGCCTGTTGAAGAACGTCAGGTACGAGTGGTCGTCGATCTCAGCGGCCCGGACAGGGGTCTGCGGTGTGATGAGGGCGCTTGATGCTTTGATTAGGTGCTTGGTTTCCTCGTCTTTACCGGTGACGGTGGCGTTCAGCATGACGCAAGAGACGAAGTCAAGGAAGTCGTCGCTGTCGTCGTATAGGGAGCCGATTTTCGTGTTGACGGCCAGGACTCCGGTGAGCCGAGTCCGGTAGAAGTCGCCTTCAAGAAGGAATGAGCGCGAAACGCGGGACGTCGACCCGATGACGAGAACACGGTCCATGACGGATTGGTCGATGAGTTCGTAGTGGTCGACGGTGGATCGGTGGAGCCAGCTGTCTTTGATGCGAGTTCCGCGGTACACGGTGGAGTTGTCGAGTTCAGAGCCGAGGATTACGGCTTCGGCGCCGACGTGGCTGTTGGTGATTGTTGACCCAATGACGATGGCGCCTTTATGGACGAAGGAGTCTTTCGTGACGGTCGAACCAATGACAATCGCGGATTCGTCGACTTGGGAGGTTTCGTCAGCCATGCCGCCGACAATGAGGCCGTCCGCTGTGCGGGGGAGATTGTCGAGCTGAAACTCTTCAGGCATTCGGTAGGTGATGACGGAGAACGCCTTACGGACTTGCTCCTCCGCGTAGAAAAGGGTTTTTATGTGTAGTCCTCCTCTGGACTCTAGTCTTGGGGCACTTTTTGTGCTCGAAGACGAGTTTAGCGGAAGGGAGGAGGGATGTCAACTCTAGAGTTGGGTAGGAATAGCGTTTATTTGCGTTTAAACGGCGAATGGGGTAAGTTTAAGGGGTCAGAATTGTCTTTTGGCTAGGAGGAGCCATGCTGGAAAGAATTGAAAAAGGCACCGAGGACTGGGAGTACCTGGAGAGCCTGTGGGACAAGTGGAAAGAGAGGCTTCGGAGCCACCGACTGGACATGGCCTGGTTGGGCTAGACAGCTTCATTAAGGAGACCAGGATCGGGCCGGGCACAGGGATTATTGCGAGGTCTGAAGGGGGTGTTGAAGAGGTAATAACGGTTAAGGTGACCGACGAGGTTCCGTCCGGTGTGTTCGCAGCTGATGGACTGGCGCTGGTGTCTGTTGGCGGTCGGAATGGAATGGTCGGCTTCGACTTCCGCGAGCGGCGCTGGGTTTCGAGTGGCGAGACGGGGTTGATGAAGGATGTTTTCGACTACGTCAATGAAGACTTAGAGGAGAATGAAGACGAGCTAGACGAGAGCGGTCTTAGTGCGCGGCTCGGTTTCAGGCTGCTGGCTGGTCGGCTTGGGGACTTTATCTCCGGGCTTGAGGCTCTGGGTTTTGATCGGGATTTGCGGTTGAGAGGTCGGAGGTAGGGGTAAGAGATACTCTAGAGAAGCAGAAACCCGGCTTTACGCCGGGTTTTGTTTTGCCTTAACGACCCCCAGGTGCCGCAGCCCTCCTGGGGGTCCGGTCTTGGCTGTCTTGGGGACGAGGGGTCCTTACGAGGGCCAAGCCGCATGTTCGTAAGTTTAGTGAGGCCGGGGAGCCTCGACGGTAAGCCTTGCTGAGGGTGGGCAAGGTGTCCGCCTTGATATCTTCATTGTAGCATGAGTTAAGAAAACCCCCGACCAGAGTGCCCATGCCGGGGGTTCAGCAAGAAACTCGCAAGTGAATCTTACAGTAACAAAAGTGCCGAGGTAATCAATCCCAGCGATTTTTAGAGTAGCGTAGCAGTGGTTGGATGTCAAGTTTGTGCCCCGGCGCGCTGTGTTGTAGTGGTGTTCAGGCAGCTTCCGGGGCCTCGGGGGTCACCCAAGTACTTCGGCATCGACTGTGCCAGTATGACGCGAGTATAGCGCCTGCATCTCGTCGCGCACAACTTTCGCGGAGACTGTCTTAGGAGCAGCAGCGCGGAGCTGGTTTGTTCGTGTGGCGGCGGCCTCGCCTTGCGCCACAGACCAGCGGAGCTGTTCGCGGGCCAACGGAGTGAGGCCGTACATTTTGAGGATTTCCTGGTGCGCCTTCTGCGCCTTAATGCGGTCGCTGAGCTTGTAGAACGGGTTCAGTGACTCCTGGAGGAGCGCGGCGGCCTGGTACAGGGTGTGGATGTCGCTGGCTAGCCACTCGCGGGTCATGGGAGAGAGCCAGATCGAGCCCCACCAGTCCTGCACCGCCTTAAACCACTCGCCGTCCGCGGGGTCGTCTTTGTCTGCGAGCGGGATGAAGTAGTCGTGGTAGTCGGGGAGGGGAGGGATGTCGCTCGGGGTGGTTTCGACCGGGGTCAGGATTTTAACGGCGGCCTTCGCGCCTTTTTTGGACGGGCCACCGGCTTTGCGTGCGCCTCCACGTGCCATGTTGTCTCCTCAGACTTCCTTAAGAGTCGTTAGTGATGTTTACTCACTAATGATGTTTGCACTCAGTGCAAAATTGCAGACTGTGTGAAATTTTTCATAGTAGTTAGTGTGAATTTGACACTAAGTCCAATATTCCAGTATAAGCAGGGGTTTCTTGGATGCGTACCTAAGCCGGTTTTCTGAACTGTCGCAGACTCTAAAGTGCAGCACCGGCGCGACCTGCGGAAACGCACCCGGGAGGGGGTACCCCTCCCCCTGCTTCTACCCCGATTATAACACGCACGAAAAAACCCACCCCATTTCTGGAGTGGGTAGCACATCTTATGCGTCACCGTGAATAGTATCCATCGCGACACTTACGCTGGAGCATCGCCAAGCCTAGCGCGTCGTTGTCATCTCCCGAACCGTCACGGTGGCCGTCTAGGTACCCGCGAAAGTATTCCGCGCTCACGACTCCACCGTCGAAAATGATGGTTGCGCCATGACCACCCTCACCATCTCCCTTATTTCCGTCACGTGACGTTTCGACCCCCTCATTGCTTACAGAATCCTTAGAATCCGCCAAGACAGCATTAAGAATTATCCCAACACTCCCACTCACTACAACCGAAACTAGCACTACAACGCCAAACCACAATGCACCACTCATATTAAACACTTAAACCTTTCTTATGTTCCCTTAAGCTCTTTCTTATTGCTCTCATACAACCCCTACTCTATAAACCCCTACCCTCCATCTCATTCAGTGCACCTACCACCTTGCGCCACTCCATTAGCACCTGGTCAACGATCACACCGTCACACTCACTATCAATGTCAACACCGATACCAACATAACCAATAACATCTCCTGCTATTTCTTCTGGTATGCCTGTACAACCCCTACATACAACTCCCTCATAGAACCCCCTACCCTCACCAGCACCACGCCATAGTATTTCGTACCAGCGTACACTATCTACAGCAAATGCACCTAGACCATAGCTGTAGCTAAGGGTGTCCATAGAACCCCCTCCACAGAACCCCCTACACCCCGCGCTACTAGGGTACAACTGGCTCGCCACATTGAACCCCTGCAGGGAACCCCCGTCGTACATCCGCTTATCCATAGCCCTCACCTCCATATCTATCAGTCTTTCTACCAACTTGGGGTACACCCTAATTTTAGCGCATACCCCTTTAAACGTCAACCCCGACCCCCACAACTCCATTGTGTTCTACATCACCATCAGCCCTAACTCCATTTCCTCCATTAAATCCTCCTCATACACCAGCATGTCGCCTACCCAAACATATCCGCCGATATCGAACACCCATTCTGTTTGGGCGCCACCCTCATGCTCAAAGCCACCTACAACGTCTTTCCACATGTCTAATCCTCCCACTCAATTCTGTACATTTTCGATTCTTCCAAAGCCTTTTCGGCCAACATCTCCACGCGAGACTCAAATTCCGCGACCGCGTCCATCGTCCAACCTGCATCTTCAGCGCTGTAGGACACGTCGCGCAAATCGCTTAGCCACACCTGAATCGCGCTGCTGTCCCACTCAAAACCCGATTTGAGCAATGGCCAGAACAGGTTTTCGTAGATGTATTCTTTCTCCCAACTATCGCTACTATCGTAGTCAAAGTCGAACGCCTCACAGAACGCCTGTTCTAGCTGCATGAGGTCTAGGGAAAAGTTTTCTTTCTCTGTCTCTATCATGCCCTGGTACATCTTCTACCCCTCAACTTCCCAACCAAATCGCATTGCTTCCGCAAGAATGTCGATCATTTGACTACGGGACTCACATAGCGCCGATTCCCGCGCGAGCATCTGCGGCAGATACTCCACAACAAGCGCGTTAACTTCCGCTTCGTCCACCCCGTCAGTTTCGGCTTGACAGCGCCATTCCGCCACGGTGTCCAGCACGGTGTCGTGGGCGCACCCTATGACATAGTCCATGTCACTCATTGCTTCCTCACGTGCTCCCGCGTCCCACCATGCAAAATCAGACGCCATTACCGGGTAGAAAAACAACTCATCGTCACGCTGCATTGATGTTTCTTCATACCAGTTTTCAGGATCAATGCTGTAGTTCGCCTGAAAGTCTGACCAAATGGATTCCGCTTTGCGGTACAGCTCCCGTGTCTTCGCACGTGCCTTGTCGTTGAGTCGCATTACTGCACACCTCCACCGAAACCAGCGGGTGCGTACAGGCCAAAGGTTTCGCTCACGCTCATGGCGGCCCCGACAATTGGGGAATCCTCGCCAAAGCCCCATAGGTCCATTGCGGGTACGTAATCGTGCGTGGTCACCATGTGGACTACGAACATAACCAAATCGAACAACATTTTAGGAACCCTTTCGGTTTTCTTCTTACTTCCGCCGCTTTTCGTGGCGTTCGCTCCCTTTGAGCTTGTACCTAAATAATAACCCAAACCGTGCCATTATTCAAGTCAAGCCCCAAGGGGGCACCCCTTTTCAGGGGTAGCCCTCCCCTATGACTCTAGCTCACCAGCCAAAACCCTAAACGACTCTACCGCGTAGGTCACGGTGAGGCGTTCCAGCGCCATAGCCGCAAGCCGCGTGAAGACCATTGACAAGCTCAAATCCTCACTGCTACCCGTTTCAAGCGCAATACCCGGTTCGTCCACCAGATTATCTATTTCGTCAAGGCCGATAGCCGAAATAATCGCGATCACGTCAGCGTAGTAGATACACGCGTTTTGCGCTTCCTGGCACAAGCAATCAAGCGGGTGATCTCCACCCTCAATATCGTCGATCAAAGCTTTTACGCTTTTGCGTGTGGCTTCTGCCACGTCTGGCCATTCTTCAGCAAGGTCTGGCCAGAAAAGGCCCACATATTCCGACACGCATTCCTTTACCACGTCTTCTACGTCGTAAAGCCCTGCATCCTTAATCCTACGCGCGATACGCACAAGGCTAAAGTCGTCACTTTTCAGCATCAACTCATGGACTTCATCCTCACCCAAGGTAACTTGTGGGTTTTCTTCCAAATCATTGATTAGGTCTTGCACCCGTGCCGCGTCCTTGCCGTCACACTCAAAGCCTTGTACGCGTACCGATTCCGCAAGGTCAAGGTAGAAACCCTCACTCATAAGGTCCGACACTCCCAAAAGCGGATTCTCACGCTCAACCCGAAAATCGGACAAGGCGTCTTCCAACTCAACCCGCACAAAATCGACCCATTCAGAGAATGTCTTATCGTTAACCAGTTCAGCTTGCCCCGACAGACCAGACCACTCTACGCCTAGCTCCATTAGCCGATCGTGTGCATAGTCAACCCATGAATCGACTTCGCCATTCTCGCCGAAAAGGATATCGTCAGTGAGGCTTGCGGCTTCTTCGTCAAAGAAACCATCAGGGTATTCACGTGAAAGTGCGTCCAGCAGCTCACCGTCGAAAGCCTCACGCACGGCCCCCTCAATCTCACTATGAGCGGTTTCGACGGTTACGACCCCCTCCACCGCACTCACTTCTGGTTGTGCGATTTGGCCACCCAATTCTGTGTATGCGCGCCATAGGCTATGCTGCAGGTTGCGTGCCACCGTCTTGGTTAGGTCTTCCAGCTCATACCACGCGGACTCCCAACCCTTGGCTTCGATAGCTTTTTGAACGTCGAACTTAATACGCATTTCGCGCTTCCTTTCGGTTCGTGACCTTTTCGGTCTGTGTGTTGGTCCCTTTGACCATCTACCTAACACTATATCCACCTAAGGCCGTAGTGTCAAGTGAAAGACTAAGGGGCTACCCCCTTTCGGGGGTTCCTCCATTGTTTCCGCTGGTTAGATTAGTTGTTGCACGGGTATGTTTGGTTCATTCCACCCGTCAGAATCAGGTGTGAAAATGACGCTACCCGTCACACGCTCCCATTCAATTAGTTCAAGGGCTTCTTCGCTGATCGTGAAATGGGTCACGTGTTCGCCTAGTTGGACGTCTACGGCACGTGAAATATCCCACAAATAGCCGTCAGCCCAAGCGCGATAGTCTTTTAGGTAATTTTCCCATGCCAAATCACTACATGCCGTGTCGCTGATGAAAATCACAACATCGTTGCGCGAAAACAGCTTATCCGCTGCATCTTCAATCCCTTGTGACCTGTACCACCCTTGTGGCCCCTGGTAGAAAACCGCAATTTCGTCACCCTCCAGCCCCGCTTGCAGGGTTTCATCGTCCACCAAATCCTCAATGTGCCGCATATCACCCTTGTTGCTCATTCTGATGTAGCCACGATCCACAACGGCCACAGTGAGCCATGTCGGATCAGGGAAAATGTAATCAATAGGGGTGCTGCATTCTTCGTTTTGGGCTTTGTACAAATTCCCGCCATAGGCTGCTACGAAAACATCACTGTAGTAGTTTTCGGCGACTTTTGACCATTGACCATTTGTTTCGACCCCTTGCGGTTCGTTGTACAGTCCTTGTGATTCAGTTATGCTTGCTTTGATGTTGGCTACCTGGTACATTTTCAGGTCTCACTTTCTACCGCGTCTCGCGGCTTTTGGGGTGTTCGGCGTTTCGCTGACAATAATCAATCTACGCACCCCTCAAACCTTTGTCAAATACCCTGTTCAAAGCTTGTTTTTGCCGCACCATTTCGCGCTGTTTTGCGTCCCTTGACCTCGGTATCCGTCCACGACACTTTAGTGTCAGTGGATACGCGCACACACGCGTAAGCGCGTAAAAACCATGGCTGACCTGCATGTTTGACACCAATAGCTTATATACATATACTTGCATTAGTTCCGAAAGGGAATAGCTGACATAGACAGAGATAGACACTAAATACCGAAAGGGTATAAATCATGACTTACATTTACTTTAGGGACCAGCACCGTAGGTGCTAGGTCCACCACGTCGTTTGTGACACAGACCACAAGACGGGCTATAGTCTTGGACGTGTCTTAAGTCACAGACAAAACGAAAATGAAAACGTTTTCTTTTAATTAATCTCAATCATGCGTATCAACACAGATACCACCATCCAAAACGTCAAGTGACGTAATCAAACTCGATACTTGTACAAGTTGTACAAGCATCAGATACCCTACGAGTACGCAAGAACATGTATGACCTACATCACGTCTCTATCTGTTTGACTTTTTCCGCAGTCTATGCGGTAATTAAGCCATGTCGTTTACAGAAACTGAGAAAGAGTTGCTGCGGGTGCTCAAACACGCCGTAGCCGACATGATCAAGAACCCACAACCAAACCGACCAGAGGGCTACCCTGCACTGAAATGGCAGATGGTGATCCCGGAGGTGCGAGCACTGCTGTCCGACCCACAACACCGCAGCCGCGATTTGGCGATCCGTCTGCGCAAAGACCCGAAGCGGTTCACTGTCATCCTGAAGCGGGAGCAGCAGCCATACGCGGTGATCGCGCAGGTTGAGGCGGTCCTAAAAGGAGCCAGTCCCGACAACAGCGACACTGCTGAGGGTTTTCTGGGTAACATCACCACCCTGGCCGACGAGGCTATCGTTCCGCCGAAAGACCAGGACTATAACTTGGCCGTCAACTTCTACGCGTACAGTGATGGCCACCGAGTGCCGGACACCGGCACGGTGAAGCTCAAGCGCGGCGCGTTTGGGGCCGACTTGTTTCATCACTGGTCCGAGCTGTAGCGCCCAAACTGCGCCCACCACAAGAGCGCCCAAACTGCGCCCACCACAAGAGC